AGTATAATAATACGGATAATGATAGTTCTTTACCAGGATTCTGCCTAAATCCCAACCTGGACCATTTTTTTCCCACTTCAAAAATGGGAGCTTTCTCGGATTACTCCCGCCACACCACAGGGCTAAAGCAACAACCACTCTGGCGAATTCGTAAGGGGGTGTGTTTGCACAAGACCAGCAAGCAATTTTTTCTCCAGTTTCTTTGCATTTAATTGATACCACTGACTCGCTTGCTCCCTGCCCCTTACTTGTGTCGATTCCGAAGATGTAGTTTTTACTTTGATCAGGTCTACCGAGTACGAGATTTGTCCAGATTTGCAGTTTTCCATTCTTCGCCTTTCTGACATCTACCATCTTAGTGTCCCGTTGTTGTATAATCCTCGCCATCTTGGATTCAGGGACATTCTGTTTCATAATTATATTCAATCGAATCAATGAATCACGAGCAAACAACTGAATGTGTTTATCTATATTTGAGATTGTAAATATTGTCTCACCAGATTCAATATCCTCTGCAAGAATTTCCTGAGCTACTTCCTGTGGGCTTCTTACTGCTTCCTCTAAGTCAAACCAGGGTGATCTAATATGGTATCGTCCAAGATCATCCTGTCGAATATATCTGTCTTTTCCCTTTTCCGGGTGGTTCCAGTACATCAACTCGAAAACTTCTATTTGTCCTGAATTCTTCCATCGAGTATATTCTGTACCAGCACCAAACGGAGTTGAGTTCACAAGTCTACAAGGTGCAACATCTCTAGTAGCTGATCGAATTTGCTGACCGTTTTCAGTTTTTGCAAACTCATCAAGAAACACTAAAGCTGCTCGACCACCAGATAAAGAAATAGCAGTTGTAGCTTCCCCCGCCAACGTATTACCCATAATTTCATTTACTATCTTTAATTTTGTCCTGTTATCCTTGCCCCTTGTCAGCACACCAAAAGGACGCATCCAAACAGGAAGCCACTGATTTATATAATCATGTTTCCAAAATAATGAGTCAGAAGTACCGTCAACCAAACCTTCTTTATGTGACATTTCACGAATTTCTGTTGATGGTCTAAACAACCAAAACCAATGCAAAAAAATCAAGCATAACCAACTTGCACCCATATTACGAGATTTCTTTATAAGAAGATCTTTACCTTCTTTGAAACAATATTCCATTCTAGCAGCAACTAAATCCTGTATCGGCCAAGTTATAAAAGGCCAATCAGCAACTTCCGCAGGTTTAGATCTATGTGTTTCTGGATCAACATCTTCCTGATGATAGGTCCATACAAACGTATTTACCCAATAAAGAAAACTGTTAGCACAAGCCGCCATTAAATCCTTTTGAAGCACTTGATCACCATCAGCTTCTCTCAAAAGTTCCTTTCTATATTCTATATTAGCATCAAGTCGCTTCGGAACCCATAATTCAGTAATAGGATCGAACCACATCTCAGGATGCTGCAAGGGAACATCAAATTGTGGTTTAGTTGTGTAACCTTCCGGCATTTTTCCTATTCACTTTTTTTGGAGAGCTTGTTTATTCTGTTCTTGTTTTTACGAGAGATCTTATCAGGAATACTCTCGGATTTTTTCTTTTCATCCTCGAAACTGCCAACCCGACCCTCCATGCGGTCTATTATAACATCCATTGCGTGTTTGTCAGGTGAAGAATATTCTGTTGTAATCTTACCAGTTTCCATATCTACAACTTTAGACCTTCCTAAAGCCATATCCCAAAGCAACCGGGCTAAAGCCTCAGCTCTAGTTATTACAGTATCTTCACCAGCCACTTTCTCTTGAGCAACTGAACGTATAAAACTCGAAATCAGATGCCCGGCTCGTTTCTTGTTCCCGGCTTCTAGTTTATCTTTAATAGTTTTCATTTATTATCTATAAATATGGCATATATTAAAACTGCAAAGGGCAACCAAAGCGGCATAAAAGCAAAAAAACCTAAGAACAATATGTTAATTGGGTCGTATTTCATTATCTCATTTCTTGACTGTAACCGTCCCAAATATATACTTGCGTTTCTTCAAACTCATAATTATCAAGTGCAAACATAATATCAATCAACACCAAATCTTTCACGACAAGATCAACAGGTACGCAATAAATAAGAACCGGGCTAAATCCACCAACCAAAATTCCCCGTACCTTACCATCCATAGTGAAAATAGCACAACCGCTATTACCTGGGTGTCCAGCGGCATCAGTCGTAAATGTAACTGCCCAACCAAATTCCTCATATTCATAATCTGTTGCCCACTCATCAAAATTCCTATCTAATCCCGATATAATGCCAAGTGTTATTGAGTTAAAGTTTAGTTTCCCATACGGACTACCTATTACGAATACTTGCTGTCCAAGTCTACAGTCTTTAATACTATCTAACTTCGCAGGTTTTAAGACTTTTTTGTTTAACTTAATAAACCCCAAATCATATTTCTTACTGGATATTGCTTTAGTCGCTTTTAGTTCACATCCATTACTCAAAGTGATAGTAAAATTAGTCCCGCCTTCAACAACATGCCTAGCAGTAAGAATTATATCTCTAGTTATTGCAACACCGCTTCCCTGCCAGTCCTGTGTTTCATTCATTATGTGAACCACAGAATCAGACACTTGTTCGACTATATCAGGCAAGGTTACTTGTTGTGGAACTACAAGTTGCTCTGATTGCAGTAACTTCAAGCCAAACCAAAACCAAAAGCTGAGGGCAATTATCGCAACCATTATTGCCATAGTTATTAATTTATTTTCCCCCTTACTCATCTTACTCCCTACTCCACTCTCCTTAAATATCCAATACCAGAAGTAGTATCAGTAGCATAATGCAACACATACCCATCAGCCGGGATCTTAAACAGAATCGTTTGATACAGTGGACACACCCACCGCACATTTCCAGCAACCTGTGTATCAACCAGACTAAAATAGAACCCACCGGTCACGAGAGATGTAAACACATAGGTCTTACCGGGCAACACACCAACTGAACCATCAGTGTTTGCTGTACCATTTGTCAACCTCTGAGTCTCGCCCGCTACCGTTGACGCTGCCATTACATCCACCTGGTCCTGAACTAGAAGTTTTAGTTCCTCTAATCGTGTTTCTATGTCACGCTGTTTATTTTCGGTACTTGGATCTATTCGTTCTTTTGTACTGCCTTTACTAATATAAACATCACTCATTTCTTTCTCTCCCATTGTGTAATGATCTATCAACCAGCAAACGATTACTATTAAATGTAGCTTGTCTTAACTGTATATCCATTAGATCCTCGTGCATTTTCGTCGAATCCGACAAGTCACTTAACTCTCTCGCAAAATCCTCAAAGCTCATATCCTGACCATCAGGCCCGAACATATCCCATGCTTCTTTGGCTTTCGCTATCTGTTTTGGTGTTAACGGCATATCGGTTTCCTTTTAGATAAAAACCAGTATCGAATTCTTAACCTACCCAGTATCCAGTCTCCCCTAGATATGCTCCATCTACTTTTTCTATAAAACATCACCTTTAATTTCAAGATTTTTGAGGTAGGCCAATAATTCTCCCACCACCATATAATCGGAGATGTATTCATTCTATGGGTTCTCCATCTTCAAGTGTATAAATATCTGGCTCATTTTCCCATAGAGTTTCTCAAGGATATAAAGCTCTCCAATTTTCAAAACCACCAACATTCGTTGCCGTTTCTATATCTTCCACTAACTCTCCACACTCAATATTGGCTCATTCAACAACACTCGAAAATTCTGTGTCCGGCCAATATCTGTAATATACACAAATTCAATTCGGAGTCCCCATCCCTGGCTTTCCTCTCGGAGTCCCTTAGTGATCACGGATTCAAGTTCTTCAATATCGAGGCCATCCGCAACCCGACCCCTTATATACCGCTGAATGATCCCCAGAGCCAATGCCTGAATACAATCATCATAATCGAAAATCTCCAGGATCGCCTTCCGAGCATTACTAACCTTGTACCTAATTGCTCCAGATACAGTCATCTCAGTATGATCGAGTGTCCACACAGACTGTGCTCGGAGATCTTTCACCTGTGTTCTGATCTTAATTGCCTCGCAGTCCTGAATCAAAGGCCAATACACGTACCAGCCGGATTTCATTTCCGTGACTCTTGTCCCCAATGTGACCCGAACTCCAGCCTCATCCGGGTTGACCAGGAATATGCGAGGCACTAACCGTAATACGGTACTAAACAGATCTGATATTTCACTTAGGAAGGCCATTAATTCCTACCTTGGTAGTTTATTGTTTGACGCGAACTTGATGCTGGTCTTGAAGTTGTATTGCAAGTTATACTGAGTTTTTCGGCTTCCCTCTTTTTAAAGTCTATACAGTTAGCTGGTCCACCTTTAATCCACGCTCTTAAGCAACCATAATGCCGTGAATTACATGAATACTTACTGCACTCAACTTTTTCTTCAGTCTCAATACTCATCTATGCTTCTCCAAGTGGCTGTTTATATTCTACCTCATGGATCAATACAAGTTTTCCTGTTGAGGGATCTTTTATGGAAAATTTAATTGGCCTCGTTACCCACTGTTGGGGTATAACGATAGGTTTTTCGACTTCTTTCTTTTTCATCTATGCTTCTCCACGTATAATGCCTGATCCTGACGACCTTTACGATATGCACACTGCCAAACGGATCTCGAAACTAAGAGATGTACGACCAACAAGAAAATCCACATGATAATTAGGAACCACATATGTGCGTTTTTAGCCTCCAATCGAATGAAATCTCTAAAGACTGCTTGAGTATACTCTATTATACCATATTCCAGCCCTAATGTCAAACATAATCTCAGAATTTTATAATATTTCTACCCCACACCACTCTATGTGCCTACGTTTTGTACCAGTTGTATTTCCATTTACAACCTTATTTGATCCAGTCCACATATATGTAGACAAAATTGCTATAAAGTCCACATATATATGGACTTGTTTGTTTGATCATTAACCTCAGTCAACTAGGTTAATGTACTTTACCCAGGTCAAACCTCCTATGTTACTTCAGTTTACTTTAGGTAACATAAGCTGTATAAAAGTCAGTTTTCATGCACATATCTAAACTGCTCCCTACCTCCCTATCCTATATTAGTGACTCATCTATGAACTACAAAGTCTGTTGTGGCTCATAAAACAGTATATAGTATCCACAACCCCTCACCCCCTTATAAACACTATAACTCCTATAACTGGATAGGGTCCCCCTGGAGATCTGTCGCTCGTTGCCGGGAGGGGGGAGGGACTCCTAGTCCCATAACACGAATTCGAAGGTGGTACGGGGCAGGTCTGCCTTTGCTTCGCTTACCTTCAGCTCTTGTCTGGTCTATGTATACTAGGTAAAATCCCAAACCCTAACACTCACGAGCTACCGAGCTGCATTAGTAGCAGGCTGTTGTCTGTTGTGTAAGTGACCGAGTCATGCTCTGTTGTATACGCGTTGCCTAGCACAACAACACATAACCAGCCAGACACACGGCCCATCTATATAGGACTATTTTAGTCCTACTTTACAGCCTACTCAACTGCTGTCGATGTTACCTAGATTTACCTAGACTTACATAGACAGCTAATCGGCCTTAATCTAGGTATTAACCTCTATATCTAGGTATACTAGGTATATTATAAAAAGATTATAAGAGTATAAATACGTGTATATAGAGAATATACGTGTATATGGAATACGTGTATATATAGAGACTTTTGTAAAATACCTAGTATACCTAGACTTACCTAGTCCGAGCACTGTAAGTATATACTAGACAATATGTTATGTGTTTTGTGTATTTTGGGTTTACCTAGTCTTTACCTAGTCTTACCTAGACCGAAATATTTTTTGAGTCTTACGAGATTATACTTGACATTGACCTATTTATGTGTTATACTTTACATATCAAGAACACCAACAAGCTATTTGATAATTTAAGGGGATTTAAGATGTTAGCAAAAGACCTAATCGAACAGTTGGAACAGTTAGAACCAGATGCCGAATGTATGTTTGCAGAATATGACAAAAAGAATGGTCAAATAATATTATGGTGGTTAAATATCTGTTGTAATCAGGAACATCAAGCAGAACAACAACAGGTATGGTTCAACAAAGGATTTTTAGCACAATAACAACCAGCAAAACCAGCCAGCTGTCAGGTTGGTTGGTCTTGTTGGCTGTTAAATTGGAGTATTAAAATGAACAGACAAGAACAGATAATCAAAAACGGCATAGCCTACTTAATTATCTGGACAATAGCAATGGCATTAGTACTAATTGGGGGCGGTATTCTATACCGTAGTTAAATGATTAAGCGAATATGTAACTGGGTTGGTTTTGAGTATAGTATAGCAATACTAACCGTTTGGTGTTATTTGAGTTTATTGTAAGAGGATTGTAAAATGTTTACTGAAAGTGAAAAACAAATCATTAGAAAAATAAGAATTTTTATCAAAAACAATAATGGTATTTATTATTTTTGGTTCCTTTATGATATGAAGGACAAAGCAATAAGCTGGGAGGGCGGGTTAAACCTACCTACTAATTCACTATTTCGTAATAGGTTTAACATAATACCAGGAAAACACGAAAGAGCAAAGAAAACAATTATTGGCTAACAATCCACAATACCGATCAACAAGACGGCCGTTGTTGGTTGGTACTATGAATTGTCTAATAACACAACAAGGCAAGGTTATCAGATGCGAAAGTAGTATGCATGAAATAGTTTGTAAACGTGAAACAGGACGTGACTTGATGCAATTTGTAACAAAAGATAACGGAGTCCGCGTGAAACCCCGTTATCCAGACAACGAGACTATTGCTGTTGAGTATAGCAGAAAACCGAATGCAAAGCAAATAAGGTAAAAACAAAGGAACATTTGTTTGTATAGGTAAATTACCTAAAAATAAAACTGATAAAACCTGGAAAAAACATACAATAAAACGAGGTAAATTTACAGTAGAAAAGGTTTAACATGGGACGCAGACGAAAAGATGGTCTGACCGCACAAATAGAACAACGCCGCAAGGCGAGAACAACACAAGAGCACGCCGACTATCAGGCGAGTATTTGGGTTGCATTACACGGCACTGTCAAGGCCGAGATTGTAGCGTTGTTGACTTTAGAAAAGATACGGGCACAAATAAAATAAGGGGATGAAATGATAAGAAAGATAATGCAGGATTTGAAAAAAGCGTATGGATTTACTATGGCTGATGCGATGGTCATAGTATTGGAAATCAGAGACTTAAATCAATGGCTGGACTTTAACGATTTGAAATTACAATCGTTTAGGTTCGCCGCACGACTTGTGAACGGAGGATGTTAAATGACAAATTACATGGCAACAGCAATAGCAGAGGGTTTTTGTGAAGGTGAAGGTGTTACCGAACAAGAACAGATTGAAGCATGGCAGCATCTTATAAACACTGGATTAGCCTGGACGTTGCAAGGTTGGTTTGGACGTCAAGCAAAAGCTTTAATAGAAGCTGGTATTTGTATTCCGGCTCAGAAGACGATAAGATGAAAGAATTGAGTTGTGAATGTGGAAATGAAAGCGAATTTATTGAAGAAACAAAAATAGCTTTAGAAGTATGTGGAGGTAAAGATGAAACATAAAGTCGAGATAATAGAAACATTGTCAAGAATTGTAGAAGTTGAAGCACAAACGCCGGACGATGCTATTGATATAATTGCAGACCAATACAACAACGAAGGTATCGTTTTAGATGCAACAGATTACAATGATGTTGAAATCAATATTCAGGAATGATGAACAATAGCCGAGCAGGAAACTAGTACGAGTTCAATTCTCGTACTCGGCTTTATGAAAACAATAAAACTATCGAACAGTGAACAGATAGCAGTTGTTGACGATATTGACTATGAACTTGTTAGTGGGTTTACATGGTATTTGAAATCTAACGGACACGGCACGTTCTACGTTTGCACATCTAAACGAACTGAATATGGTATTCGGACGATACGTTTGCATCGGTTAATTATGAATCCGAAAAAAAATGAAGATATACATCATAAGAATTACAATCCACTGGATAACATCCGGTCGAATCTAGAACGATTTGACCATAAATATCATGGGTATGAATTTAAGGGGGATGAAAATGTTAGAATGTAATTTTAGAGATTGCGGAAACAAAATAGAATTTGTTCAAGAAGTAATCACATCTTTTAGCTGTAATGCTAAAAAAGAACGTGAAGAAAAGAAAGAAGAATCGACCCGATATTTTTGTGCTATTTGTGGAGCAGAAGTATGGGATGACGCGGAGGATATGACATGAAATTAAAAACCGGCGATAAAGTAAAAGTTATACAATGTATTGATAAAAGCAATCCTATTGAAAAGCAATTTATGAATAAAACAGGTGAAATTATATTAATGAACGAACCTAATAATCCAGATATCCGTGTAAAATTTGACGGTGGCCTTGTCGAAGCGTTTTGGTTGGAGGAATTGGAGAAAATAAAATGACAGACCCAAAAAACTGGTATCGTAATTGCGGCGATGCTATACGCAAAGAATTCGGCTCGGACGCTGACCTGTTCATTGATATACTGGCGGCAACGTCTCCGCGTAAACAGGTATCGGCTAATTGGCGATTAGCGATGCGGATATATCATATTTGGAAAATAGGTCATGGTTGGGCAAAACTGGCTTATGACACAGAATATGATGCGAACCTTATGACCGGAACGCTGCCTGCACACCGGAAAAACATTATTAGAGCTTTATGGCGTGAGTCACTATCTGGCAATAAAGTGCGGGCTTTCGCGGCGAATCTTAAGGGTGATTTAGATGCCGTGACTATTGACGTTTGGATGCAGCGATATTATGGATGTGAGGGGACACTAACAGACAAGAAGTATAACGAGCTTGCCGACCGAATTCGACAAGATTCAGTAGCTAATGGATTAGAACCAGCAGAATATCAAGCAATAATCTGGTGTAAAGCAATAGAAGCGGCGGGACGAAAACCTAAGAGTTTTTTGACCGTGCCCAATAAGGGTCAACAGTATTTTGAGTTTTATTTTCAAGGGGATTAAAAGATGAATGAATTTACAAAAGGATTGTTAGTCGGATGGTTCATGGGAATAGGAACTGCTTTTGGAATAGTAGTTATTTTAGTACATTTGTAGAGCTTAAAATATGACCCATTATCGCGGCGTTAGTATAACACACGGACACTATCAGGCCCAGGTACGGGTACAGGGACGACTCGTATACCTGGGTCTGTTTCGTAGTCCTGGGCTTGCCGCAGCAGCTTACGACTTGGCAGCGACAGAATATCATGGTACGAAAGCAAAGCTAAACTTCACGGACAGGCAGATAACAATACGACAGGAGCAGATTTATCGTTTGTGTAGTCCTGATCACCATAATTTGACTTATAAAAATGCAGGGAAACTATTGGGTATTTCAGACAGTACAATCTGTCGAGAATTGAAGAAAATAAAGAAGAAATGTCCAGGTTTATTTCCGTTGTATGTGCCACGTAGGGGCCGCCAATCTGTTCATTATCGGCCCTGGCAGGATTTTATGATTGCAGAGAAGTTTTGACTTGACTTTATAGTTTGGGTGTGGTATACTGGATAATAGAAATGATAACAATATTAAGGGGAATGAAATGGAATATCACATATTAAATGATAACGGCGACAAGATAGCTTCTTTTATGAACGCGTATGATAGAAATATGTGTCTGGATGCTTTTGAAGAAACATTTCCTGATTGCAAGTTTATCATAGAGGGGGAGGACGAGGAATAAAATGATCGAAATTATATTGAGCACTTACAATCCTGAACGCGGGTGGTACATAAGACGTAAAGTTGGAGACCCTAAATGGGCTGAGTTTCTTCACAAAGACTTTACATGGTACGGCATTACAGGTTGGACTGGTGATTGCGAGTATACAGGTAGTGCACCAGGCTATTACCCGACACAAGCAATAGCACAAGCATATTTGGATGAGTATTTAAGCAGAAACCAAATTAAAGGGGAACAGAAAATGAATAAATATGGTAAGAACAGGGTGTTTGAATTATCAAATGGTGTAGAAATTTCAGAAGATACAGTAATAAACGCATTGAAAAAAGCTGGTATTAGCGTGGAACCGCCGAAGCCATATTATGTTTTTAAAGCTGGTGATGTAGCCTATTATGGAAGTGACAGAGTATCTTCTAATTGGAGATTTATAGTAAAAATTAAAGATGATTTATATGGTATTAATCAATGCGGGGTATCCTGTTCTATAGGACAAAGTGACTTTGAAGAATGTAATTACAGATATGCTGGCAGACTAGCAAATCTATTAAAATAAATCCCCCTTTTATAACCGAAGGGCGAAGGATCGCCCTTTCTAATTTTACTATGACTAAATCAAAAGAACAAATACATGTCAAATGTGACTATTGCGGTGAGATGTTCACTACTCCGCGTGAGCATTTAGATGTGCCAGTACACGTGACCGCGATTACATCGCAGTTTAATATTTCATTGGAATTCCCGCACCCTGAATTAAGAGGTGTGAGCTGTCATTATTGTGTTGGAGCAAACAAGGGTGATTATTGCATGAAATGCTGCATATTGTTCTTGGAAAACGGACTAATAAAATTATCAGAACAAGTGAATAATGGTGAGATTAAGCTTGACTTATGATGTGGAATATGGTATACTAGATAGTATGAATGATATACTTTGGATTTTGATAATTTTGTTCCTTGTAGTATTAGCGATGTGGTTTGGTGCTGATTGGAGATAAAATGAAAAAACTAAACTTAGAAGATACCTGGAAATACTGTATGCGAATGTGGCGATGGATCGCTGATCGAATCGGGGCGGGGGATAAACGCACGATAGTTGATCTTAAAGACGCGTGGATAGAAAAACACAATGTTGAGTATTTAGTAAATAATTGTTTTTTCTGTCAATATAATTTTCGTCCAATTATTAGAGATAATTGTGATAATTGTGATAATTGTCCCGCAAGAAAGATTAATAAAGGTTTTCATTGTGGAAATGTTGGTTATGCGTGGCACTCTAAACCAATCAAATTCTACAACCAATTACGAAAATTAAACAAACTACGCAAACTTGGAAGGAAACTGTGAGCGACTGGCAATACGATGAACATGGAATATATCGCTGCGTAAAATGCAATGTACCGTTCAGTTCCGGACACAGTGTGCGTGAGCATCCAACTGAAGCAGATCGCCAGCCGTTGAAGTCTCGAAAAGAGAATGGTGAGAAGCTGGAGACTGGAATGAAGATGATACATGCTAGTGAAAAAAATGATCCGCCGGAGCTTGGGAATTTATTGAGGTAAGTGAATATGGCTAGATGTGTTGATTGTGAGATATACAATAAAGTTAAACATACATGTCAAGGTTTTAATGTTGAAAATCCAATAAAAGATTCTTCTTGTGTTCTCTTTGAACCAAAACTAAAAGACACTACTCAAACGAGAAGGTTTTCAAGTATGCATGATAGCGGGAAACATAAAAAAACTATACCAGTAAGCCATGAAGATTATATGAAACTTGCAGATGCCTATGATAAACATTCACGAACATTAATGACATCAAAAGGAGAAGAATACTCCATAGACAATGATTTTCTTGCGATGGAAAATAGACTTGCGGGGATGCTCGGCGATACACCAGAATATGTAAGTTTAGTAATGGCAGGAAAACATATAACAGCGTTAGGAATAATTTTAGAAAAAAACGATGTTACTAAAATTAAATTAGAGAAATTGGATGAGCGAATTCGTGATGCAACAAACTTACTTAAAATTACAAGTGCTTTTATTCATGCAAAACAAAATGATTTTTCACTACATTTAGGTAAGTCAGAGAATAAATGAGAATTTTCTTAATCATAGGATTGATTTTAGTATATATTATGCTTGGAATTGTTGATCTTAAAAACCAGAGCATAGCAACGGGCATGTCAGCATTTTTATTAGCGATAGTAAATGGTTTGCTGTTTTTTGTAGGTGGGAAAACATGATAAATACGGTGTTTCTTGATATGGATGGAGTGATTACAGATTTCAATAAATCTGTTTGTGAACAATTTAATTTGCCTTATCCTCCCCAAGTTTATTATTTTTTTCCAGAAATCCGACCTCAAGTTAATGCTTTTTGTGATAGGTTGTTCTGGCAAAACCTTGAGTGGATGCATGATGGTCGGGATATATTACGAGCGATTACGGAGTTATTTGAACCTGAGAAAGTATATCTTCTTACTAAAATAATGCCGAATGTTGAATCTGCGTCGGGTAAAATGATATGGATACAGAATAATTTGCCTGTTTATTTTTCTCGTGTGATTATTACATCACTTGGGGTTCCGAAATCTTTTATGGCCCGCCCAGACGTTTTGTTAATTGATGATAATGATAAATTTGTAAATGAATTTCGAGAAGTGGGGGGGAAAGCAATTCTTGTCCCTCGTCCTTGGAATACTTCATGTTCATTAGCTGACAAAACAGTTTTAGAAATTACTAAGCAACTTAGGAAGATAAATGCCAGATAAAGAAACTATTCATCAGGTATGCGTTGGTCTACGAAATGGCCTGGTTCATAGGGACATAGCTAAAAAGGTTAATTGTTCTATACACATTGTACAAAGAATATCTGCTATCAGACCAACTCGTGCATTATTACCAGCCGATTTTCATAGCGGCAGCAATGTTGGACTCACTCCACCGGCATACCAATATAAGTATATTTCTAATCCAACATCAGAGGAACATCGCAGACAGAATAAGTGGTCTAGATTACAAAAAGAATGTTGGAACTGGTATATTAACACATTAAATATATTAAAGCCTATTGACAAAGCATTTCTTCTTGGTGATTTAGTTGAGGGCGATGGTAGCCGATCTGGTGGAACCGAGCTTATAACTACTGATAGAAAAAAACAAGTAAGCATGGCTATTGAAGTTATTGAAGCTATTGAAGCTGAGGGCATGGTGATGGTATTTGGCACGCCATACCATACCGGCCAAGCTGAAGATTTTGAAGATGATATAGCTAAACATTTCGGAATTAAGATCGGTGGTCATGAATGGGAAAATATTAATGGCTGTACTTTTGATCTTAAACATAAGCAAAGTAACTGCAAGAATCCAGCTACGAGTATCTGGAATGAAATAGTAGATAATAGAGAGTGGGCTGTACTCGGAGAACAACCTAAAGCTGACGTTCTTGTACGTGCTCATAGTCACCGTTTTTGTTGCATTAAAATTGAAGGTTGTGTTGGGATTTCTGTCCCTGCTTTACAGGCTTATGGTACTAAGTTTGGGGCTAGGGCGTGTTCACGTAAGGTCCAGTTTGGGTTAGTGGCAGTTGATGTATGGCCTGATGGTGAGATCGTAGAGCGTATTCATATAGCTAAACTTGCAGAACATATTACGCATGAGAATTAAGAATGAGACATAACCCCTGTCCAAAACAAGTGTCACAGCAAGAGGAACAACTTCGTTGGTTACTTTATCAAAAGAAAATAACATTCGCACAATATGAAATAAAGCGTAAGAAGTTAATAGAACAGAATCTTTGGGGTCAAAGAAAGTCAAGGTCTAAATCAAAATGATAACCGTTAGGCAGCTAATTGCAGAACTAGAAGAAAGAGATTTAGAAATGCCTGTTGAAGTGGCGGGTGGTGAGATTGTGGATATTGAATATACAGATAATGGCAAGTTACGATTGATTGGCGAGGATGAAGTATGAAAGTTGAAGAAGTTTTTAAAAATGAACTAGCAATGATAAAAGATCAAGATATAAAAGATTTTGTAATCGAGTGTTTTAAGCTTTTATGTCCCGATTATTTTTGGACTGTTCCATGTAGCACATCGGGAAAATATCATCCGCAAATTTCTTTAGGTGAGGGTGGTCTAATACGGCATGTTAAGCTTGCTGTATGGTGGGGGCTGGAATTAATGAAAGCTATGTCAGCCAATGCTGGTTTAAAAAATATTCCTACGTTGCAAGATGAAATTATCGCTACACTTTTACTGCATGATATAATTAAAAATGGTGAGGGTCTTGGAGCAGATGGTCGTCCTCTTGATCGCAGTGTAACAGGCACTCATGGAGTAATATTAGCAGAAAAAATACAAACTATTAATATTTATTTAGATAATGATGATGTTTTTTATAGAATACTTACTGGAATAGCATTGCATATGGGTATTTGGACTACTAAAATTTATAGTACAATAGACTGTACTGGTTTAGATCCTTTTGTAGATTTAATTCATCTAGCTGATTATTGTGCAAGCAGAAAAGTTGATGAAATGTTTTCAGTATTAGAATCGGAGAAAATAGAATGACCTTGACAGATGAAATCAAAATCAAAAAACGCAAGAAGTATCAAAAACGAGTGTTTTTTTTATTACGATCACTCTACCCTGTTTTCTTGGGATCAGCATTAAATATTCAAATGGTTGATCAATATCAAAAGATATATCGTCCATTAACTGATCATGCTGACGGTGATCGCTTGCCATTCAAGAGCAAAGGCAAATTAGCTATTAAAAAGAAAAGGTCGCATTGTTTGTTTGCAATGTTGAATAATGTCATTGTGAACTTCTGGAGTTTTTGTGAAGATCAAGAAAATGAGGTCGACCTATTATCAGCATTGATAGAGACTGAAGATATAGTGACAACTGGTTTGGAAAGTTATCGAGTGACTGGTACAACAGCAGAGGGGTTTTATCTTGTCAAATAATTGGCAAACCATATTACGAGATGTAGGCTACCCAACAGTAGCAGTCACGCTGGACTTCGAGACTTACTACGACAAGGATTATGGTTTAAAAGACTTGTCCATTGTAGAGTATGTCTGCGATTCGTGTTTCGAGTTTACTGGATTAGGTATATTTGTTAGTAGTCAGCCGTTTGATAATGAAGAAAATTGTAGATTTTGGGAACCAGAGCATATTGATCAACATATCAAGTGGCTCCAAAAGGAATATGGCAAAAACCTAGAACGCTGCACACTCGTTGGTCAAAATCTCATGTTCGATGCGTTAATCCTAACTGAGAAGTTCGGGATTGTACCGAAGTATACGATAGACACGCTGAACCTAGCCAGGCATGAAGATAGCAAACGCAGAAACGGTCTTAAATATCTTTGTGAGTATTATGATATAGGAGTGAAAAAAGGTGACACTAGCCAATTCAAAGGATTACACTGGGAAGATGCCAGCCCCACACAACAAAAGAACTGGGCCAATTACTGTTGCGGAGATATTATTGCCGAAACTAGATTGTTTCGTCTTTTACTTCCGTTACTTACCAACCCGATACTTGAAATTCCTTTACAACAACATACCCTGGAGCTTTACCTGCGGCCCCGTTTAGATTTTGATTTTGATTTAGCTGAAAATCTTGAAAAAGAAATGGAAGAAAAACTTGATTTGCTTCTTAGACCTGCTGGTTGGGTGTGGAAATATCGAGATAAGAAACACAAACGTATTATAGAGGTAATCCGATCAGCTAAATTCGTAAAAGCTCTGGCTGATACACTTCCCGAAGGTGAGTATGTCCCGATGAAACCAGGAAAAAAGGGTAATATCCCGGCACTTGCAAAAGATGATGTGGAACTTCAGTACCTATTGGAACACCCGGAGCAAAAAGTACGAGAACTCGTAGCAGCACGAGTAGCAGCTAGGTCATGGCCTACATGGATCAAGCGATTACAATCTATGACTAATCAAGCCAGACTTCGGGGTGGTTTACTTGGAATTCCGCTGAATTACTACGGAGCACACACAGGAAGATGGAGTGGTACACAAAATATAAATCCACAGAATCTACCCGGACGCGGCAGAGCAGGAGAAGGTACGCACCCGTTACTTCAGAAAATGCGGAATTGTATAATTGCACCTGAAGAACATATCCTAGGTATTATTGACTTAGCACAAGTTGAAGCACGCGATTTGGCGGTGTTCGCTGGTCAAGAAGATCTTATTGAGGGGTTTAGAAATGGCGAAGATGTTTATAGTGAGTTTGCTACTACTTTATTTCGTTCTCCAGTTCGTAAAGCTCGCAAAAGTGATCCGAATGAAATACAGATTGTCCTTAAAATCAGACGAGGATTTGGAAAAGATGCTATCCTTGGATGCGGATACGGCATGGGATCTAGAAAGTTTTATGCTCGTTGTTTGGCGAACAATGATCTTAAACCGTCTTTTGATTCTGGTGATTTTGATTATACTTTTATTGATGGGCTAATTAAAACCTATCGAAGTAAGTTTTCTAAGATCCCTGAATTTTGGATCCAAGTAGAGAAAGCATTTCGATGGGTGATAAAGTATTCACACGAGAAAATGGAAGTAAGTGGTTTGGAACTTTATAATGACAATGGCACGGTAAATATCGTGCTACCATCAGGCCGTCACTTGAAGTACCCGCAGTCTAGAATTGTGAAGGATCAGTACAATGGTAGTATTAAATATCAATGGGGACACCTGTGGGGTGGTAGCATCACGGAAAATATTGTTCAGTCGAATTGCCGTGACATTTTTGCAGAAGGAATCCTTGCAGTTGAAAAAGCAGGATATTCAGTTGTAATGCACTCACATGATGAGATTATTTGCTTGTTCAAAAGGAAAACTGCTGAAAAAGATTTACAGAAAGTTATAAAAATAATGTGTTGTAACCCTAGCTGGCGTAAGGAGTTACCATTAGCTGCGGAGGGTGGGCTTAGTGCTCATTATAAGAAATGAAAGATTATATATCGGGTTTAATTCGATGTCGTTGTTCTAATTTAATGCGGCGTGGTAAATTCATAAAAATTTGTGAATACACGCCAGATAGAAAACGCTGTCTTAATTGTAATAAAAACTTAAAAATAATTATAGAAGCCGGAAGTAAATATTGAAACGCCTAAAAACAATAGTTTATAAAACACACAAACAGCTAATCAAAGCTACGATCAAGAAAGTGCTGGATCGACCACCGATCACGAAACAGCAGCGATTGCAGAGTGCGGTTGATAGATTGCGGAGGGTGGAATGAAAGAGTTTGAGAAGTGGTTTAATGAACTTGATGATGTACAACATACAAGATTTACCAAACAAAATAGGTCAGTAGCAGCGATAAGTTGGGAAGCGGCTTTGGAGTGGATATATAAAGAAGCAAAAAAACTTTGTAAAAATCCAGATATGCCTGTAACTGCTTTTGATTTAATTGAAACTGCTTTTGATTTAATTGAAGATGAACTAAATGACCAAACGTAGACCACGAGCACTAGTATACGCCGATTTAGCAGATGCAGTGAAATGTATGAATGAAGGTAAAAAACCAAAACGGGCTACGAATAAAGATGGAAGTATAAGCACTAAGCCGCTATTCATTGTTGAACCACAGCTAGAGTCAGAGGTTCTAAAAGAGTGCATGGCCTGGTTACGCAAACAAGGGTGTGTGGCCGATAGATTAGATGCCGGAACAGCTTATATGGACAATGGTCAGATCTATAGATATGGCATTGTTGGTGCTGGTGACATTATAGGTATACTTCCAACCGGTCAGCACTTCGAGATTGAGTGCAAGCGAAGCACCGGAGGGAAGTGGAGTATCAGCCAGCAAAGGCGTAAGAAGAAAATAGAACGTAATAACGCACTATATCTTATAGTACATAGTCTGGTTGAATTACAACATTATATGAAAGGGGTTTTGGGATGAAGATACATTTTAGATGGTATTATGGAGTAGATGTAACCGCTTGTGGAGCGGAACAACAAATGAGTTTGGAATGTACTGTAATTCGTAAAAAAGTTACTTGTAAGCGATGTAAAAATACCAAACATTTTAGGAAAATTAAATGACTCTAATTAAAAAGCTAATATGCTGGCTAAGGGGCTACCATCTCTGGCGAAAATGGATGTGGATTAGGTACTCAGATGGCAGAACTGTGTATTATATACGTGAATGTGGTTATTGTAGTGTAGATGAATCTTGTGTGGAGGAACCGGAATGTTGAATAAAAAATTTCAAGAGGAAGTAAATATATTATTGCAAGAAATTGTTCCTGACTTTAAAATAAATGCTCTTTTTGATTATCCTCAAATGGCTGTTCTAGTTTGTCCTAGTTTTATAAGTTTTTCTTTTACTATTAATAAACAAGAGTGGCAGCAGCAAAAGAATGATAAAAAAGCACAAAAAGATTTAGTGGAAACACGACTTTTGTTTGCATTAGAAAGTGCAAGGAGTTACATGGATATACAAATAGAGGATTTAAAAAATGCTAAATAAAATAATCCTAAGTGCAACAGCAATAGACAATTTCCAAGCGTGCAATACACGTTGGAGAAACGCCAATCTCTATAGGTTGAGAAAGATAGACGAAACTGACTCTAGGCGACAAGGAACCACCTGGCATAAGCTCCAGGAACTAACAGGTGACATGGACGCGATTACTGATTATATCAATGAGCAATATGACAGTGTGCCGCTAGGTAGAACTAAAGAAGAATGGGAGATCGAGCGAATAATCCTGCTCTACTGTATGGCCGGGTATAACTGGTACTATCAACAGCAACCAACGCAGTATACAGTTATTGCTTCCGAGATTGAATTTGAAATACCAGTAGGTGATACTATCATTCGGGGAAAAATAGACCAGCTTGTGAAAGATGAATATGGAAATCTTTATATTCGGGAATTCAAAAGTTCATCTAAGTCACTGGATGATACTTACTGGGACCATCTTAATCTCGATCCACAAATTAGCACTTACATATTAGCAATTAACTATATGTTATTGAATGGGGATCTTGAACAGTATGGGACCGTTAAGGATGCGGGATTGATTAATAAGGTTCTCTATAATGTATGGCACAAGCCGAAGATTGGTCCAAAGTTTATCACACAGAAGGTCAGTAAGGAGTTGGTTGAAACTGGTAAATATTGTGATACGGAATTTGAAATCATTGGTGTTGATGATGGAACCCAAACTCTAACGGCTTCTTATGAAATCAACGGCACCCAAGCAATAACAGAACCAGGCAAGAAAGTCGGAACCTTTACAATCTACGAAACCCCGGAGATGTTCGGTGCTCGGCTGCTCCAGGATGTTGTAGAGCGTCCAGAGTTTTACTTCCAGGAAAAAGAGCTTGGGCGTACTGCTGATGAGATGAAGGATTTTGAAGGTCAGCTTCAGAATATCTATGAGATGATGAAGTTACAGTCAGAAAATGAATTATGGTATCCGTGTAGTAAAGAATGTAGATCACGGTGGAAGTGTGAGTACACCGAGTTGTGTGAGCATAATATCGAAATAGATTTAGAGAACCCACCAGCAGGTTATGAAATTAGGAGAAGAAAATGAATAATAATGCGGCTATAGCTATGGAAATGGGAAATATTTGGATTCCTCCTAATGGTCGTCCATATTGGAAGGGCGGTTCAAATGCCGGTCCTCATTTAACAGACGAAGAATTAGATAAACATGATTTATCATATTTCAAAAAGTATCCATTTGATGAAATATGGGTTAAAAGTTTAAAATTTAGGAGAAGAAAATGAAAGTAATTCCAAGAACAAAAAACAGAAAGTCAGTCAAATTTTCCGTACTTAATCCAGGTGATGCTTTTATATGGCGTGATGGTATCTGTATTAAGGGTAGTGCAAATCAAATTCTAATAGATCTAAACACTGGGTTCACCTGTTATGATAATTGCGATGAACTTGTAGTACCAGTAGAAGCAACTGTAAACTGGAAGCATAAAGAATTTAAAAAGAGGAATAAAAAATGAGCAACGGACCACCTAAACTTAGTCAAGCAAAGAAACGATTCAGCATAGTTCCCTGGACCGGGGAAAATGAAGGAGAAAAGATCATCATTCATGGAGGGTCGGGTATAGGTAAAACTACACTTGCAGCATTAGCATCCAATCCTGTATTTATCGGTGTTGATGATGGTGGTCGTAAGATTAAGCATCCTGTTACCAGAAAACCACTTAATCATATTCCAGGGATCACAACTTTCGCAGATGTAAGAGCCGCTTTACAGCAACCAGGACTGTTCGATAAGTATGATACGGTGGTAATTGATAATATCACTGAACTTGAACGTTGGGCGTTGCCACACTTGTTTAAGACAGTATCGAAAAGTCAATCAGGCGAAGTTGTTAAAAACATTGAAGATTATGGATACCATAAAGGTTATCGCAGATGGTATGATATTATGCGGCTGATCCTTACAGACTGTGACCCACTTGTGCGGAAGGGCAAGAATATTATAATGGTAGCTCAAAGTACAATCTGTAAATATGTGCAAGCTGGAAGTGAAGATTTTGTGAAGGAAGGTCCAGCACTTCACCATGATAAGAATGTCAGCACTATGAATCAGTATATTGAATGGGCCGATCATGTGTTCCGCATTGCTAATTGTAGCGTAACAGTTAGTAAAAAAGGCAAAGCAAGTGGCACGAATGATCGTGCAGTATATGTCCATCCAGAGCCACACTTCTATGCTAAGTCACGCACGATTCCTGCTGATCCGTATGCTGTTGTTGCGTTTAAGAATCAGAAAGATGATAGTATTTGGCGTGTTTTATTTGGAGAATGATTATGTGTTTACATAGCGGATGTAATGATGATGAACCTCCAACATTTTTTGAAGAACGCCCTATGTTTTGGCCTACATTTTGGGTATTATTGTGTGTTGGTTTCTTTGTTGTAAGTATAATTTGGATATATTGGAGCAAATAAATGTCACTACAACTAAAAGGTAAATCACCAGGCAGGAACGATCAATGTCCCTGCGAATCGGGGTTGAAGTTTAAGAACTGCCACGGCGATCCAACAAAACAATCTATTTGTAATCGTTTAGTTCAAGAAGCAATGTTAACGTTAATTTTTAATGAGAGGATTAGACAAGGTATAATATGTGAACACGGTGTTGCTAAAGAAGATAAATGTATTGATTGTGAAAGTGTACAAGAACTTAATTTGGAGGATGGGGCATGAATTTACCAGAAAGTTGTGAAAAACATCAACCTGATTATAAAGCAAATATATGGAAACAGTATTCTATTGATGAACTTGGAATGTGGGTGCATCTTTTTGTAAAACGAGCTTTTCATCGTGACAATAAGGAAAAGGCCAAAAAAGATTTATATGATGCACAAAATTATTTAAATATGATACAATCTTATATTGACAATGCAAAATATAATTTGGAGGAAAATTAAATGGGTTTAATCACAATGGCAAACAGTTACGTAGGTATTTATAGGGGACTTATTGTTGATCATGGAGTCGGTGAAACTACAAACAAGAATCCCCAGTGGATAGCCGCATTGCACGCTGAGGAATATTGGGACGAGTCGGAGAAAGTGTGGGTAAGCTATGCAGATCGAGAAGATACGGACATCACAGCTTATCTAGTGCTGGCTGGTAAAGAACAAAATGAGCTTTTCCATTGCAAGGCTCTTGAAAAGGCTATTGGTTGGGATGGTCAATCTTTCGCAGCTTTAGCGGGAATGGATCTTTCGGAGACTAGGATTCAGTTTACAGTTGAGGAAAATGATTATAATGATAACATCACTCTGAAAGTCACCAGAATAGATCATGCCGATGCTGAACCGGGTCGTTCTGTTCAGAAGCTTGATGCTGCTGCAGTTAAGGATCTCGATGCCAGGTTCGCTTCATTCTTCAGGAAACGTAAGGGTGAAACTAAGCCTGTGAAGCCAGTCGGTAAGCCGGTTGTTCCGGGTAAGAAGATAGAGAAGCCGAAGGTAGAGGAACCTGTAGAGGAACCAACAGAAGATGCAGGACCACCGTCCAAAGCTAAGGCCAAGGCTAAACCGAAAGCTAATCCACCGAAGAAAGAAAAAGGCTGCACACAAGCTGAAGCATGGAAAGCTTGTAAAGAAGCTAAAGATAAATCAGTAAGTGATAAGAAACTTGCTGAGGTATGGCTAGAAGCTGTTGAAACACTTGCCCCAGATGGTGATGAAGATAAAATGACACCCGAACTATGGGCACGGGTTAAAGTTGTAGTTAGTGAACGAGTTACTGGTGAGGAAGTGGCTCATTTATAAGATGCTTTCCAAGGAGAATGGTTGCTGATAGTCGGCAGGGGCGGCGTTCTCACGTCCGTTGGGACAGTGCAGCACTACCCGCCCCCATTTTTGGGGAATGAAATATGAAAAGAGACGATGTTTATAATTTGATTGATGGAGAACGGCTCTATCAGGATTCAATGCCAGAACATCAGAATAGAAAACAACAAATAAATACTTCAGTAGCAGCCTGGATTATCTATATGGAAACCCAACTTGCTAGAGCACGAATAGAAATTTATAATATGAATGAACAGGAAGCATTAGAATTTATCAGAAAATGCACTGCTGTTGGGGTTGCCTGTATGGAATATAATGAAACTCTGCCGAGAAAATAAATGAAAAACTTTCCTGATCTATTTCAAACTTATCAGGGCAATGTGACATCAGGGATGCTCCGTGAGTTCGCTGAATCGCTCAAGGTCAGTGTGGAATCACTTGAAGCCCTGGGTGTGGGTTACTATCCACTTGAGCAAGCCTGGGTGTTCGCTGAACGTGATGCTAAAGGTAAGATTATAGGTCTACTTAAAAGGTATTCAAATGGCAAGAAACGAATGGTTGACAGTTCCAGACGGGGACTTTACTATATCCTTAACCCGGAACACAAAGAGAATAAGAATACCAAATCACTTTTACATGATTTTGTCAGGATCTCGGAGGCTAAAGTACAGTGTCCTATTTGCGGAAAACCTGACTGGTGCTTGGTATCCCGCGATAATCCACATGATCCGTCCGAAGTTATTTGCAATCGGCCTATTGCTGAGCAAGGAAATATCGCACGAATTGGTGATGCTGGGTGGTTGCACATACTCGATAAGAATCGAGCCAAAAAATATACCGGCAAAGATCTGCTATTACCAACAGAACACTCATACCTGGTTGTGGAAGGTGCTACAGATGTTCTTGCGGCCTATGACTTGGGTTTTGTTGCGGTGGGCAGACCTTCGGCTCAAGGTGGAATTGATCAAGCCGGACGACTCTTGTTCGGAAAACGAGCAATAGTCATTGGTGAAAACGACAGTGGTGCTGGCAAGCAGGGAATGGAAATGACTTTCGCCAAGCTACAAAAGGCTTGTAAGAAGATTAGCAAGCTCCTGCCGCCGCCTGGGGTCAAAGATTTCCGTGATTGGGTTGATCATGGACTAACTGAACGATCGTTTTTTGAGTATTTGCCAGAACATGCTAGCAGTAAAACCGATGATAATCTCCTAGAAGATCCCACACCACTAGGAATTGCAGAACAATGGCTTAAAGAAAAACACATCAATGGTATACATCTTCACTTTAGACATCACCGCAGTGACTGGTGGGTGTATAACAACGGCCAGTATGATAAAGCTTATGATGATATTCTGGATAAAGAGTTTTATGATTACCTGGAAAAGAAGTATTATATTGACAGTGACGCAAAAGAACAAAGAACAAGGCGGTATGTACCAACTGAATTTGGTATCCGAAAAATAAAACATGCTCTTTTGAGAAAAGCTCAAATTCTCAATGGCCCCGATACAGATGAACCATTTATTATCTCTGGCTGCAAAAGTAAAATCGAATTTGATAGACAAAAATGTATTATATTTAAAAATGGAATTTTGAATATAGAAACGAGAAAGTTGTCTCTATTGTCACCAGAGTTCTTCACGACCTCTACTATTCCATATAACTATGATGAAGATGCAGCCTGTCCGTTGTGGGAAAGAACAGTTAAAGAATGGTTCAATGATGATAAAGATTCTATTTTACTTTTAAGTCAATGGTACGGTTATAACTTCCTTGCTACCAACTACTTAGAAGCAATGATGTTTTTGTTTGGTCAGCCCGGATCGGGGAAAAGTACAATAACAGAGATCTTGTCTAGACTCTTGGGACCAGAAAGATGTAGTGCGATTGAGTTTAAAGATCTCGGTTATACTCACGGCATGCAACAACTTGTGGGAAAGTATGCGGCTGTATTGTCTGAAGATCAAGTGACAAAGCGAATGGATAATAGCCAAGTTCTTCAAATGATCAAGCGGCTAACTGGTAACAATCGAATTGTTATCAGGCCGAAGTATAAAGATTCTTTTACTACCAGGTTGTTCACTCGGCTAACTTATGAGTGCGATACTCTGCCGCGTTTCATTGACAATTCACAGGCATTACAGCGGCGATTAAACATTTTATATACCCCCAATTCTTTCCGTGACTCACCAAATGTGTTTTTAAAAACTCAACTACTAAAAGAAATTCAGGGAATCGCAAATTGGTCATTGCGGGGATTGCAGAGTTTGCTTAAAAGCCATAAGTTTGTGCAGCCTAAAGCATCAGATACAGTAAGAGAAGAATTTCAGTATATGACATCACCAATAGCGGCTATGGCTCATGACTGCTTAGAATTCGATGATGAAAATATCTGCACTCCACGAGATCAACTCTATGATCTGCATCGGGCATGGTTTGAGGAAGCGGGTTATGCACTTTATAATCGAGTCTGGTTCTTCCGTACTTTCAGAACTACGTTTCCAAATATAGATCAGGCCCGTCCTCAAATTGGAAACAAGAAAGTGTATTGCTATCGTGGTGTTAAGATTACACCTGATGCGTTTGAGAAATATCTTGGGAGGCCAAAATAATGAAACTTTTGTATTGTCAGCAATGTAAATATATATGTCAATATAGTAGTGGTACAGTAGGAACTCCTAAAGTAGGAAAACCACCTAATATGTATTGTAATCATGCTGAAAATATCATTAGTAAATCATGGAATACGTGGTATCAAAATGTCAAAGACGTAAAATATAGTCGAAAACCATCGGAAATAAACAAGAATAATGATTGCTCATGGTTTGGACCGATTAATATTCCAATGGGCGGTTGTATAGGAACAAGATCATTAAAACAAATATAAAGAAAGACCTAAATAATGTGGAATATATTTTTAACTTTTTTTAAAAGACGTAAAAAATACCTAAAGAGAATTAATACCACGATCTGTCAGGATTTATTAATGGTTACCCTTCAAGAACTTTATGGTGGTCTGTGGGTAGTTCGTTATATAACCTGTGGAAATCTATTAAGAGCTTATGGTCCTAATCTTGAAACAGCTGATTTTTTAATGGAAGAATTTAAAGAACATACTAACACATGTAGAAATTTTCTAGACTATGTAAAGAAAATTATGGAGGAAACAAAATGAAAATTGATTGGTGGTTTTGGACAATTTTTCTTGCTGGTATTGCGGCAATATTTCTTTCTATAGTATGTAGCGGCTGTACCACTGGCCGATCCATATTTGGAGGAACAACTTCATCAGGTGGGATAGAAACAATCATACCATCCAGCCCTGCAGCACAGATGTGGAAAGTTGTGGCAAAGTCCAACTGGGTAGTGACAATCTGCTTGCTTGGATTCGGTGCTGGATTGTTCACATTTTTCAACGGTAAACCGCAACTTGGTCTGGCTATAGTATTTTCCAGTTTAGGTACTTTGTTCTTCGGGCTTGCAGTTCATAGATTTCCTACTTGGATGGCTGTTGTGGGGTTGCTCGGTGCTGTAGCTGGTGTCGTTGCAAGTATTCTGATGAAGCATCGAGCGATTATTGAGATTATTAAGGGTGGGCAGCTATTCAAAGGAAAACTTGAGAGTGATGCTGCTGTAACTAAAAGTGAAGCAAGTTTAATAAAACAGCAATTTACTAATAAACAAAAACAAGAACAGTCACCAACTACGCAAAAGCTGGTGAAGAAAATTAAGAGTAATTTGAAACTTAAAGGAGAATTATAATGGGTATTGCGTTTATAATTTGTATAACAATAGTAATAGTAGTTATTGTTGTTAGAATAACATGACTCACATCACCAACAGACAACAACTTCTAGAATGGTTGGAAGATAACGCCCCTTCTTCCACACTACGGGCGGTCAGAGATGGTCAGGTGGAGCTACTGGGATTATTCGACCCCATCCCTAGTAGCTCCAATCCTGGCTGGATACTTGTAGTTACTTCTGCGATCACTAAGAGAATCTGGAATGTAGTTGTGTCGATGCAGAATGTCAAGCCGTTTTATTATACGTGGATGATTGAAGAAGTGCCTTGGAAGAATTGGATAGGTTATCAGACAGATAATCCATTGCATTTGGGTGATCATCCCGGTAGGTTTTAGGAGAAAAGATGGAAAAGATTTGCAAAAACTGTGAATGGTGGCATTATTATGGTTTTGTCAGAAATAAGGCAACAGATGGTCATTGCTACCGCTATCCCCCAAGTATACTCGGAAAATATAATGGAGAAAACGCAACATGCCCCAAGACCGTTTGTGTTCATTCGTGTGGAGAATGGAAAAGTTATAAATGAAACAACTAAGGCTAATAGAAGCTAAAAAATACCTGAAGAAAACAACAGATCTCGATGTATCCGTGACCCGCCTGCGTCATTGGATAGCGTATGGTCTGGTGAACTACAGCGGAGAAAAGGTGTTGCTCCGGGCCAGGAAGCGATTCGGACAATGGTGGACAAGTGATGAATATATTAATGAGTTTATACGAGAACAAGGAGAATAGATGCTAGATGTAAAAAAACTATATTATGTTAATTGCAAAAATCCAGCCCTTGCAGTAGATCGTGACTTTTTTGCTTATGGACCTTTGCCTTTACTATGGCATTTTGAAGGGTTGTATAGATTAGTTCCTGTTGAAGTAATAACTAATATATTGCAATTACTTAAACCAAATGATTTTGGTAGAATTTTTTGGGATCAATCCATTCCAGTTCCACGAGAGATCGGTGATCAACTAACCAATAAGCAGTTTGATCACGACACCGATGAGGGCGAGGGTTAAAGGAATAGTTAGCATCCAATGGTGTTTTATATGATTGTCAAAGTATTTAATAAGGGTGTCTACTTTAGTTTCTATTCTTATTAATCTATCATGGTCTGTATCTGCACCCATTAGTATGTCACCCTGCCTTTCCCTGTTTCTTCTTTAAGTCTCTCCGTCACTCTACGAATCTCATAAATTGGTACACCTTGTAACAACCCTATGCTTTCGTATGTTCGTTTTAAAGCTTTCTTGTAATTTTCTTCTCCGCGTTCTTCATCACCACGTAAGAAAAATGCTGTACCTGTAGCATAGTTATTTGTAGCATCAATCATTGTTTGAATAATAGAGAATGGAAGCTGTTCACCTATTTTACCATAGAACTGAACCTTCTCTCCCTTCGCTACTCGGACAAAATTCTCTACTGTTTGCTGTAGTTGTCTACCCAAAAGTGTTATCATTGAAAATGGTGATGTCACTAGATTCGTTAAATATTCCCAGGGTTCCTTGATCTTGCCAGTCATTGTAGCAAGAATTATCGCTCGGATTGCAGTATTAACAGCATAACTAGCCATAACTGCCCCGATCTTGCGAGATGCACGAGTGTAATCCTGGCTATCTTTGGGGCTACCCTGAAACTCAACCAACGCTTGCTGTGTGACATTCAGGGCCTTTTCATGAAAGGATCTAAATAACATACCAGAAGCGATCCGTGTTATAAGAACAGGCTGGCTAAGATTCCTGGATCTATTCCATTTATCCCACGAAGGCTGTGTCTGTTGCCATAGAAACTCAGCACGTTCCGACACAGCCTGTCGCCAGGGTTCAGTGTCTTCTTTGAAATCTGCCCGGCGGTTAGCCCACCATATAGCAGATTCACCTTCTACTGTACCCTTCTGAGCATCTAAATATTCAGCTTTAGCAATCTCCATGCCAGTCGTTAAAGCTGACAAGTCAGCCATTTTAAGACCCAGACCTGCCTTGTTCTTCCAGGATGCTTTACCTGTGAATCCCTGGAGCACATTATCTTGGGCCGCGACTTCGCCCAGTTCATAACTACTGTAACCCATGAAGAACCGGGTCCAAGCAATAGGTGACATCTGCAAGACAGCATCCATAGCTTTCCGCGATAGTGCTTCCTTCGCTGCTGCCGGGTAGTATTTAGGATTGGTGTATGCTGAATACACAATCTCGGATGTTTTCTGACTAGCAACGATCTTAGCACTAAAGTACAGTATAGCTCGATAAGCACCATGTAGCATGTCTCGTGTCAGCTTGCCAAACGATCCTTCAGGTTCCGGTGTACTTTGGGCACGTTTTAGAATTGTAAGCATGTTGTCACGGACTCTGCCATAGCCTTTGTCCTTCAGTCCACGTGCTACTTTTTGATGATTCAGGACAGTTCGTACTGTACGAATTGGTTCAGCCATGCCAGTGTACTCAGCAATGGCCTTTTCAAACTTATCGAATCTGCTAAACGCATCCCGCAGCACTAGCGGAATAGAGCTTTTTGTACGTTCATGCAGGATTCTTTTATTTTCAAGCAGGTTTACATTGAATTTTCTTTTCTTGCCCGGAAGAATATCTTCAACAGCTGGTTCCAACCCCCACCAATTTTCAACTGTGGCGATTTTTTTATTATCTAATTGCATAGAAGTCTGATTGATGCTTTGTTTCCATACGTTATCGTCAACATTTCTGAATAACCTAATAACCTCCATAGCTTTAGAATTGCTCTCGACCTCTGCCCTGATGTCGTTAAGTTCATCATCTGTAAGTGCCCCAGTTTCGACACCCTCAATCTCCAGGCCACCGCCCAGGAGATGTGTTTCACCTTCCTCTTGCATACCAGTCAGATAGAGATCAATCATGTGACCCCATGTAACATCGTATGTTCGATTACCGATACTAATCTTGAGCACTTCAGTTTCAATACCCAAGTTCGGCATTAGCTCACGATCTAAGAAAGTGAACCTAGGATTAGCACCTCGACTCATTCGGGCTAGATCATCATCAGTGATCTTAGCCTCAGTCAGTTGCTTGCGGAGATACTGATACACACTCATTATGTGTGCATCTTGATTTTTCTTACCCCGTGCTATTTCATCTCGGAAGATGTCAGTGAATACTGAATCCTTACCGCCACCTAAGATCCAGGCTAGGGTAGACATATTTGAATTGTCGATGCCCATTAGGAAATCCCAGGTGCGTTTTGCTCTGCCACCCTCTAGTTTCTTTCTATATCCACGAGTAATATGTTCGGGAATCTTCACACGATCCGGCAGCTTTTCAAGTTGTTCATCAATTTCCCGGAGAAGTGATACCATATTAGTAACGCGATTGCCAACCTGGATTGGCTTTTCAAGATCTTCTTTAGTGTACTCTATACCACCATACTTTTCTTCGAGATAAGACACCCAGTTTGCCATCTCTGGCTGTGTCATTTTACCCATAGAGTCGATACCATCTCTGTCAGAGAACTGCTTAGTAACTCGGACCTTATCCTCTTTTAGTTCTGCTTCAGATAACCCGTTGCGTTTTGGTATCTCATGTCCTAGGTAGCGTAGAGCTTTTTTGGACTTCTTTTTGGGTATTTTTGCTTCATAGCGTTCTGTTGGAACAGGTAATAATTTATTTAATTCCGATTGAATTGCTCTTATTTCTTGTGATGCTAGAGCAGATTCTTCAGCAGCCAAACCATCGTAATATTCTGGAGCTGAAATTTCATCTAAGCGATAAACAGCATCCTCAACAGTCATGGTATCAGTACCTTCTACAGTTGCTATTTTTATTTGTTGTGTCGGATCAAGTTTATCATATCTTGATTCTGTTGGCTTGGCAGGGAGTTGGGCTAAATACGTTTGTGCATAAGATTTTTCAGCAAGAATATCAGTAGGTAATTGCGAATGAAATTTACCTGTATTATCAACGAAACCAGTTACAACCTTTTTATAATCCAGCTCTTCTCGTATTGCTATATGAGCATGTGTTTCACCAAGATTGCCAATATAGATTTTGCCTTCAGACCAATTTGCAACACGAAGCTTTGGATGCTCTTTCAATACAGTTTTTGCTGGTTTGTTCAAATCCTCGGCCATTGGCGGCGGTGCTTCTATTTCTTTTTCCTCGACTACCTTAGCCACTTCAGAAGCAGCAACCGTTATTCGTTTAGGATCAAGCACCTTTACTGCTTCGCTGACCCACTCTTTGAACTCTGGATAATGTATGGTTCGTCTCCGGGGAAACTGACGTTTACTGTTTATTGCCCGTAACGCCATTTTAGTAGCACCTTTTTTGGTATTGCTTAGACCTATTATTTCCCTTGTTTTTTCGTCAACAGCCCGCCAATTATCATTACCGTCTTGCTTAAAGATAATGCCTTTTGGTAAATGAAGCAACGGGGGTTTCTTATTTTCTTTAGGTGGTTTAACTATATGTCCAAATTCATGTACCAATGTTTCTTTCATTATTCGTTGCGTATTGTGTCCCGGTCTGGAATAAATAGTAATTGTATGTAAGTTTATAGCTTTTCCAACCTGGTGAAGCCCCCAATTTCCATTATCTTTTTTTACTTTAAATCTAAATTCTACAGCATCTTCGATTCCAAAATCCTTAGCCATAGCATCGCCAAGCTCAGTTAAGGACTTATCATCTTCAATTAGCTGCGAATAACGCTCTATCAGAACCTCTACTTGTTCTTCAATAATATCTTCTTCGATAATATCAATCGTGTTATTAATCTCTGTCTTAACAGCACCATCAAGAGAACCATCAATCTCAACTGTTTTCCTGATCTTATCTAGCCGCTGCATACGTTCTCGTGCAGAGTGCGGCGTTGAAATAAACCCGGCCCCGGCAAACACACCGGCATAAGCAGCTTCAAGTGGGCCACCTAATGAAGCAGACTTAATTACACCCTTCATTAGATCCGCACTTCGGTCAGTAAATACCCATCGCCACACGTTGCGGTTAAATTGCTGTGTTCCTTCCTCTGCTGTACCACGCCAATATGCCTTATTAACTTCCCAGGCCAGTCCTTTTAAGCCTCCTATAGACTTCCCACCCATAATACTACGCATTAAACCAAGTTTCTTACCCAATGTAAATTGCTCAATACCAGCTTCAATCGGAGCACCAATTATGGCCCTAGCTAATGCTTCATTTGGTGTAGCCCCTTCAGCACGGGCCTCATTATAGTAATCACCGAACAGCGGTATAGTCATAGCCCCACCACCGGCTAGCTGTGTTGCTATTAGACCACCACCCAACCCACCAGTCGCAACTGTAGCCAGCGTACCCTCCAAAAGCAGCGGTAGGTTCTCTATCATAGCACCAAGGAGCTTGTCCGGGTTAGAAAGTAGCTCTCCAATAACAGGTAACAGGCCGCTAGATTGTATATCAGTGATCCTCTCTGGATTCTCACGGAAATACTGATCCGCAGCGGCAACAGTTTGCTCACCCCATTCTTGTATGCGTGTTTGTAAACCTGATGCTAAATCAAGAGAATACCCACCAGGTAGCTGTAATCTGTCCGGTATAGGTTCAGTGACACCCCTTGCTGCACCCCCCATCATTTTAACCTGTATTATACCACCAACTTCCCAGGCATCCCGTGCTGCTTTACCTATACGCTGAAGCTTCTCTGGTACAGGTTCACGCCACCAACTTCGGCCTTGGCCTATTGGTTCGTCATCCTGACCCCAGGATTCCGTATCATTTTGTCCCCAGTCTACTATCATCTTTTCGTTTGAGTACCTTTATCTGGATGAATATATCTCGTACCAGGTGCTAATCTGTCATATTCAGCTTTCGTTGTCGGCCGTGGCAAATCTGGTCCCATCAATACCTCTTTTGGTGTTATACCAGGTGCACCTAGTCCTTTAGCTAATAACCCCACACCAATCGTCCCTGGTACACCTGCTGTTCCAAGATGTTGAAACAGTCTATCCATCATACTAGGCTGCTCACTTGTTCTGTTAGTCGCTACTCGTTCCATTTCAAGAGCAGCTTGCTCCATCGGATAGAGTTGTCCATAAATGCTACGTTCCTGTTGTTTATAATAGTCAAGCAAATTCAAGGCCATATTATAATGCTGCACAACATCTGACCCTTCAGGATTTTTCTTATCAGCGATCTCTCCTTTACCCTTACCTTCAGTTATAACTGCGTAAAGTTTACCATCTGCAACTTGATACCTATTTAAGAAACCAGCAACATTCCTCTGAACACTAACATTACTCTGGTACTGCTGTACCCAGTTAACTTCCTCCGGTTCACCTGATAGTTGTTTCAATGCTTCACGATCTTGCACACCGGCCATACGAAAAGCAATCTTCTTAGCCTGATGATCCATCAATGAACCATCCTCTACAAGTTCGTCAAGCTGTTGAAGAAACTGAGCATTAGCCTGATGTTTGTTGAAGATCTGCATCGACTGTGTTTGGGCCTGTTTCATAAGTGCAGCGTATTGCTTCATGTGCTGCTCAGGTTCAAGTTCTTGTTGTTCGAGATTGAACCGCATAGAATCAAACCATTGAGTAATCTGGCGTTGTTCCATGCCGTATTGCTCGTTCATCATTTTAGCTGCTGGTAGATTTATAAATGGCTTACCTGGCATTTTCTTTTCCTCAAAACAGTTCTAACCAATTCAATGATATTACACTGTCTACATTTCCACTTGATGATTCAAGACTAACAGTAAGCGTTTCACCCGGATTGAGTTTTTCCATTACCTTAGTGAAATCAATTATAGGGGCTGCTCCCTCAGTTATGATTTGTGTAAATACAAGAGTCCCGCCCGAAACCGCAGTGGCAGAGTTATCTGTGCGAACAACAGATGTATTAGCATCAACAGCAGAAAATGAAGCCGCTGTAAGCGTAGGATTAAGCCTTACCCTAATTGTTGATGGTTTGTTTGCACTAGCAGAATCTATTGAGGCGGTAAAGATAGTAGGTTCTACTCTTACGCGATTTACTTTGCTCTGGTAAACTGTATGATTGTGAATTGAGAATATGGGTGTTTCATTCGTTCCTGTATTAGCATCCTCAGCTGTAATGTTATTAACAATACCTTCCTCTAAATCCTTCCCTTCTATCGCACCCATCATGGATGCAGATTGCAATACTATATCAGTGTTATTATTTGTATTTTTTACTGCCATACACGTTGGTAGGGTAGGATTGTCTAAAGATGGAGCAGTATTTGCATCAGCATATTCAATTCTATGAACTAAGACAAATTTTCCTGTCGAGGGATTTTCTATGTAGAATTCAATTGCTCCAAAGCCGAGCCATTGATAACGAATTTCAAAAACATTTCCGTTTGTAAATGTCAAATTCGGCAATGTCTCTGCTCCTGCTGCCTTATCCTCACTCCAAGATGTTTGAGCAGTAATTGTATCAGTAGGAGCTACTCCTACTACACTCCGGGCGAATGTACCTGCTACTGGTGCTGTTCCACTTAATGAATAAGTACCTGTCTGTGAGGCAGCATTATATGATTCAAAAACTACATTAGCTCCCATAGCATGAGCTTTCCAACCTTGTCCTACATTAGAATAATCGTGAGCAGCTATTTCATTAGCCGTTGTTGTCACATCAGTAGCAGTTGCATCAGTTACAGTTACATCTGTCACTGCATCTCCATCTAAAGTAATTGTAATATCTTCAGCAGTAGTAGATTTAGTGGTAACTGTTAAAGTCCTTATTTCAGGTGAACCACCTTGTCGTCTCATTATTCCGAAGGTGGTTCCATTATAACCAAAGAAAAATCCTTCTGATGATGTTCCAATCCCTATATATTGTGTAGAATTAGCAGCTCCAGCGGTAAATACACCCGTGCCTCTCCACAAACCTCCTTGACCAGCATTATATTTTACTGCAATTCTCGAAAGTAAAGCTGATGATTGGTTCGCGAAAGCCCCCGTAGATACCTTGAACATATTATTAGCAATAGATGAAGAACCCTTGTTATCTCTTGCTTCCATAATCCGTGTATTAACATTATACGCAGAATGAACTTGGACAATCGGAGTTAGTTCTGCTATCAGCAATTCACCAAATGCAGTTTTTTGATCTTCAACAAAGGGATTATAACTCATTATTGTATCTCCCAATTACTTGTAGTCAAATTACCCACCAAGGTTACAGATGCTCCATTTGTATTGATAGTCAAACTCGCGGCATTCTCTACAGTATCACTGCCATCTGGAGAAACTGTTATATTTTTCCCCGCTGAATTTTCATCTTGGTCTTTGATATGATAAATTGCACCATCAATAATAGCAGGTAAATTCAATGTTATTGCTGTGGACGCTGTGGTAATACTAATATGCTCGTCAGATGCTAATACAGTATATGGAGAACTCGTAACAGAAGTTCTACTTATAATCCTACCACCATTAATAATTAATTTAGCATTGATTCTTAAAGACTGGTCTGCTGCTGCCGCTGCAAAGATACCATACATCAGAGAAGTGGTTATCTCATTGGCGTCACTTCCCCTGTCTTGATTGTCTATGATGAGAAGGTTGTCATTCGTAGTTTGGTTGTAGCCCGCCCTATAACCAAAAAAAGCATTTGTTGAGCCAGTAGTAAGAGAATACCCTCCATAACTACCAACAACTGTATTATAATTATAGGTGTTACCATCTACTCCATAACCAGCATTGGAACCAATAAGTACATTTTCATCTCCTGCTCCATAGCGACCAACGAATTTACCAATGCCAACATTCTCGCTGCTGCCAGCAATATTCCCAATGGCCCTTACGCCGATAGCAACATTTGTACTGCCAGTAGATGTAGATAAAGCAAAATATCCAATACCAATATTATCATTACCATTTGCTGCTTGAAGTGCGTGAGTTCCTAAAGCAAAGTTACGAGAGCCAGATGTGGCATTTGTCAATGCAATTTCACCCAAGGCAATATTATCATCACCGGTGGTAATGTCTTGCATAGCTTGATAGCCTATGGCTGTATTTCTACTACCATCAATCGTTTTTAACAGTACCGAACTTCCTATGCCAATGTTTTTACTTGCTGTGCTCCCTCCTGCGTCACCGCGTCCGGCCTTAAAACCCACATATGTATTTTGCGTACCGTTAATTCCACCTCCAGTAATGCTGTTGTTTAGTCCTGCTTCATAACCTATTCCTATATTACAAGTGCCTTCGTCACCAGCAAAAGCATTCGTACCAAGAAAGACATTGAAATTACTACCATCAAACTTGATAGTCTGAATACCGGCAACTTGTATTACCGACATAGCAGGCCAGTTTTGCACCGCCGTAGCGAAAGTGCCGCCGGACATATCAAGGCCGATGGCAGTTGTTCCAGAAATAATAAGACCAGTTACACTAAGGATTTTAGTACTACTGTTAAATAAGAATGTAGAATCATCAGACAGTGACCCGCCAGCACCAGCGTATATAACCCTACCATTCGTGAGATCACTCAACGTAAGACCAGCATGTGAAACAGCAGCTAATGGGCCAAGCAAGTGCGTTTTTATCTTATCAAAATTACGCCTTACTCCATCCCAATCATTTTTATGTATTTTGGTTAAAGCTAATCCCATTTTTACATCGCCGCCGGATAACTACGTTGACCAGTTGGTTCCGCTATTAGCCACCTATCAAAATCAGTACCCACCCCTATCCTAATATGGCGGTTTGATGTTCTCCTTTGTCTTGCTTTTTGGGATTCGGTCATTGTTGAATAATTCTTAAACTGTCGTTTTGCTATTTGTGCTTTCACTCCTGTCTGATCACCAGTCGTTTCCCAAGGTACGCCAGCCTGACCTGTTTCTTCCCAACCTCCGGTAGCACCTGTTCCACCAAATTGTCCACCACCACCGCCGGCAAATTCACCAGTCTGACCCGCAGTAACTCCGGCCATTGTTCCAGCACCGCCGCCAGCACTACCACCAGTTAATGCCCCCCAATCAAGTTCTCCTTGTAATGCCCCAGCACTAATAGGAGATGAACTACCGCCGCCACCGCCGCCATATCCACCCCAAGGCGAACCTGGCGTAGAGATTCCACCACTACCACCACTACCACCACTACCACCACTACCACCACTACCACCACTCCATTGTGGTTGCCCAGCATCTGTATCACCCATAGGTCTACCAAACACATCAAGACCTTGTTCTGCAAATGATGGTGTTCTATCTGCCAATGCTTGTTGTTGCATCCCCGCACCAAACCCGCCAGTTGCAAGATAAGCTAAATTAGCAGGTGTAGCCTCATCTTCTTGCCATCCGGCCATATAACTTGCTATATTAGTCATTGCCCCGGCCTTACCTGCTCGCCTAACATCCTCAAATCCGGCTTTCATACCAGCAGACACTCCCTGTGGTCGTGTAGTTCCACCAAGACCTCGTGCGGCTAAGGCAGATTTAGCACCAGTTAGAGCCAGCCTTTCTTGTCCGGCCATATAACCAGGGCCATACATTCCTGCTACTTTTTGAAGTTCACTCAAACCACCTTTGAGCATCCCTAGTTTTCTTTCTTTTGCTCCACGCCATCCTTGAAAAAGTGTTTCAAGTAAACGTGCCATTGTTTGTGCATCAACTACAGCCATTATTTCACCCTTCCTTTTTGACTAGCACCAAGTATAAGCCTTTCAAGACCCCACGTTTCTTCTACCGTACTGTTTCCTATACGAATACCCGCAAATGCCCCTCGTACTGATTGTCGTTTTTGGCTTCCCCTTCGTCTACCAGGAGCAGTTATTGTCCCCGCAATTTGTGGGCTTGCATTAGCAGCTAATTTTTCTACTATTTCATCTGCTGACAAACCAGTCCACAATCTATAATAGAGATCATTTGAGTCTGTCACAGTTCCACTCGCTTCACCGCCAGTAGTGATTCCAATAATTGAATCTATTTTTCCTTCTCTGTTCTCACCACCTAATTTAAGTGGTCCAAATGTAACATAACTATCTATAGCTTGGTTTGTATCATCGGCTTTAATATCGCTTTTAGAACTAGGATCAGAAAAACGGATGTAACCATCGTTGCAACCAAACAGAAGTTTATTATAAGTAGGATCAACAGCTTCATAATGAAACATCGAAAATATTCCGCATCCAGTATCAGCATAAGATTCTGGAGATAACCCTTCTGTTTTTAAATCATACCACCAACCTGAATTTGCACCGGAAGATATAGTAGTTTTAGCAATTTTAATTCCATGTCCAGTACGATCGTATCCCATTACTATTCGATGAGTCGAAGCATTATAAGCCAAATCCTTAATAAAATTGGGATAAGATATTTCAGTTAAGTTTTCTGGTATACCAAATCCATTTGGGATTCGGAGCAAACCAGTAGTAGCTAAAATATAAAGGTTGCCTTTATTATCCCAACAAAAAGCACGCACTCCAAGAATTCCTGCATTATTATCTAAATCAAGCATTGATCCACCTTCTGCCGGATTTCCAACAATGTACTGCAATGAATTCGCACAGGCAAGTATAAGATAATCATTACTATAAGGAATAGCCGTAACTACAATGTCACCCGCTTGCCCCGCTTCAGCATCTTCACCAGCTACAGGTGACTGAGTATCATCGGCAGTAGTAACATAATTCCAATCCCAGGGGTTATTAACTCGCGGTAAATACCACTGATGGGGATAATCTGGATCAACAGTTAAACCTACTCGCCCTTGATACCGAAATACTTTATTTGCCTGTGCTGGCATTACTCCATAAGTCGAACTATTACCATATACAGTCCAATCATACCAATGGGGCGGTTCTACTCCAACAACAGCAGTCATGGTAAACGATATAGCATTACCATCGTCATCTGTTCCAGTGACGGTTTCGCTAGCTTCAAAAGTAGCATCAGTAATGCGTTTTCCATAAATCGTACACGCACTACTAAGTGCCGTAATATAATCTACTACCATTTCTGCACCAGATGTCCCACCTGTCAAAACATTTGCATTATCAGGTGGGTTAGCACCTAAGTTAGCTGTAGCAATTTTCGTATTCCCAAAATCGGCTACTTTAAGATTTGTTTCATTAGCGATAAATACTTTTTCAAATGCTTCTACTATTGTAAGCGGAGCCGCGGTATTAACATCTCCGTTAGCTGCTGTTAATTCTGCTAACGTACCTGAAGATGATTCACGCCACACTTCATTATTTGATATTGAAATTAATTCTTTTGAAAACGTTTTTTCGCTTAATGTAACGGATGACCATGCTATTTGAATTAAAGCCCCGCCACTATTAAATAAATTTGTAAGTGTATATGCTGTTGTATCAACTGACCGCACATTATACGAACTTACAACATCCCCGCATATGTATACAGCATCCGAATTTGTTATAACAATATCTTCTATATCACCACTAGCAGTAGTAACTCCTCCCTGCCGTGTGCCGCTATCATTAAGTTCTACAAATCTTTCTGCTGATGAACCCGAACCATTATACCGTACTGCAAAAATTTTATCATTGGAATCAATATCTAAACGAGATTTAAGCCCGGCCCCCCCGAAAACATAAGACCATTCCCCACTATCACCACCTGTTCCATCAGCTTTATAACGATAAATGTCATTATCAATACTAGCAATTATATCACCGCCACTAAGTATTCTAATACTACTACATGAGGTTGATGTTTGGGGATCTTTAGTCCACTGTTGAACTAAACTTGAATTATATTTATATACATTTAATGGCGTACCACCGGAACCAATATAAATGTTGCCAGAAGAATCAACTCGAATAGCCTGATAAGCCCCACTTGTTGTAACGATATTTTCAATAGAAGTGAAATTTTTAGATGTACGAATTGCTGAATCTGCAAGGGCAATATATAAATAATTTGAATCTCCATCTATATCCCATATATTCGCTTTAGAATTAATATATGCACCAGTTACATATTTACCATTACTTGTAAGTTTCCAACAATTTCGTGTTCCGTTTCCATCACTATTATCTGCTGCTGTTCCACCAATATAAACTGTACCATTTGTTTCTGCATGAACTGTGTTTGTATTACCACCAGTATCATAATCCCACATCAAAGCACCGGAATCAGAATACGCCCAAACAGATTTACTACTCGTTCTAGCACCAACTACAATAAGCATTTAATCCACCACTGTTACGCTGCACATGGCAACTACAGCCTTAGAATCACCGCCAACCTGTTGACTATATCGTTTATTTGCTCCATCACGCTGACCACCACAAGACCTACCATCAAAGTAAGGACGCACATTATTAAGATCCCTAGATGTCTGAGGCGGTTGTTTGCTTGCTGGTGAACCTACGTGTTTACCTTTTGTTGGAAATGTTAATTCGGGCATTATTTCTTTCCTCGTAGTTTTCTTATTTCTGCATTTGTTAAACCAGCAGTTTTAAGACCCTTTGCTATACTCTTAGTTCTCACAGTATCTTTTACTTTTGTTTTTGCTTTCTCTTTAGCAAAGTATTTTTGCACATCTTTCATCAAACGTGTAACCCAATCAGCAGATGGAGCAACTACACCAGAAACTTTCTTTATCACTTTTTTATGATACCTATGATCTGCCATAATATCTCCCAAGATGAGGCGGGGATACCTACTTCCCCGCCCCTACACACGCCCACTATAAGGTATATATTAACGAAGTTGTGCTACCCGTATCCAGTCGATCTTCAAATTATTACTACTACCATTCTGTTCATTCCCCAGGAAAACCGACAGTGCCATCTCTATTCCATCAGCAATGTTTGCAGCTGTCGTACCAGTCTCGATCAATTTTCCATCCTGGTAAAATTCAATCTGTGTAATACCAGTTACTTTGAAACCAAGATTAGTAGCTGAAGTTCCAACAGTTACATTATCTTCAGTAGTATCATTAGCACCGGCCTTTTCCGTGATTGTACCACCTAGACCACTTCCAGAATTCTGATCAGTGAAAAAACCAATAAGACTAGGACTAGTTTCATCCATCACACCACTTGCAATCAAAGTCGTATCTGTACTTGACATGCCAATAAAAACATGATTATCTATCTCATTAACTTGTATCCTGGCTTCAAACCAAATCGTTTTACCAGCAGCAGGTTTTACACAACAGTTTAAAAGTTGTGCGTTGATAGACTGATCTTTTGTACCATCAAGTTCTGTAAACTGTATTTCACCACCAGCACCTATTACTGGCCCCATCTCGGCATCAGCTGCACTTGCTAGAAGTGTAGTTGTCCAACCAGCGGCATCTGCGGTTGCATCAGCACCAACCGTGACACCTGGTCCCATGAAATCATCGAAGTAATAGAAACCAAATCCGGGGTCAATTATCATTTTCATTATTGGACAATCTTTCCAAAGCTGTGCACTTGGACCAACCTGATGATCTACAGCAGTAAACTTGGCATAGTCTGTAGTAATCACTTCCTTAAATTTACAACCCTGAGCTTGATCACCCACATTCGTATATAAACTATGTGGTGTCGATACTCTAAGAACCTTAAATGTAGAAGTCGCTGTTGGAAAAATAGTATTCGCAACAGCAACACTACTATAAGTTGTCCAGTCAGCTACCGTAACAACACCAGTTGACTGAACATAATCAGTGATTATTCCCATAATTTGCTTACTGGGAACAATAACAAGCAAACCAATAAGTTCATTGTCAGTATCAAAAGTAGCCGTAAGCGAACTATCAGTTAGGGTAGTAGCAGTACCAACAGCACTACAGGTTCCTGAAAACAATACATCAGCATCGGTTTTATGAAACGTACAGCCCACCGCATAACCACTTGCAGCATCACTGGGTACGGTTGTACCATAGCAATCCATTATTCCATCCACTGTTTTGTGGATAACTATCGGCGTGGCTACACCAACTCTACCCGGAATCATTTCGGATAACGTCCACGCTATATTGTGTCTATCAGCACTCATATTAATCTCCTTTTGTCAAAAACATGCACCAGGTAAGAGTTACCTCTTTAAGTGCTTTTAATTAGTATTAACGAAGTTGTGCTATTCGCACCCAATCAACTTTTAACGTATTAATATTAGATCCATCTTCATTTTGGCAAACAAGCGACAACGCCATCTCTATTCCATCAGCGATGTTTGCAGCTGTCGTACCAGTTTCAATTACTTTACCGTCAACATAAAATTCAACCTGTGTAATACCAGTCACTTTAAAGCCTACATTATACCATGTAGTCGCTAACAAATCAAAATTATCTTCAGTGACATCAGATGTACCATTCTTCTGTGTAACTGTTCCACCTTTGAGTGTGGTAGAATTTACATCACTGAAGAATCCTATAGAACTTGCATCCGAACCAGCTTCATCCAATGCACCAGATGCAATAATGGCCGTAGCTGTTTCGGCTATACCAACAAAAACCTGATTATCAACATGACTAATTTGTACCCTAGCTTCAAACCAAATTGTTTTGCCAGCGGTGGGCTTTACGCAACAGTTTAAAAGTTGACAGTTCATACCCTGATCTGGAGTAGCAGCAGCAGCAATATGAAGTTCACCACCATGACCAAGAATGGTTCCAAAAGTACCGGCTGTTGATCTAGTAATAGTCCAACCTTGAACAGTATTATTTGCAGTGCTACCAGGAGCACCAGCCAAACCTGTAAAATCATCAAAGTGAAAGTAACCCATTCCAGGATCAACCACTATTTCCATCAATGGGCAATCTTTCCAGAGTTGAGCACTGGGACCAACCTGATGATCTACAGCAGTAAATTTAGTAGCATCTGTACTAATCAAAGAATCAAATTTACTACCTTGAACTTGATCGCCTCTATTTACATGCAAACCTGTTGACGTTGATATTTTGATAATTCTATATGTTTCACCTTTTGCTGGAACAATAGTGTTTGTAACAGCAGTTCCACTATAATCTGTCCAATCAACAACTGTAATGACACCTGTAGTGGCGTTGTAATCACTAATCACGCCCATTATTTTCTTGTTTATATCAATAACTAACAGGCTATTCAATTCATTATCAGTGTCAAAGGTGCTAGCAACCACTATATCAGTTAAAGTAGTAGCAGTACCACTTTGTACTACCCCCTCAAACAGCGTGTCACCATCAGTCTGTGTAAACAAACCACCTACTGCATAAGCAGGATCAGTCGTACTATCAGCAGGTACAGTTATACCATAACATTCTATTTGTCCATCTTCCGATTTGTGTTTTGTCCGGGGTGCAGTTACACCAACTTTACCGGGAAACATTTCTGCTAATGTTCCCGCTATATTACCTCTATCAGCCCTCATTATTTTCTCCTTTTGTCAAAAACATGCACCAGGTAAGAGCTACCTTTTTGAGTGCTTTAGTTAATTTTAATATTCTACAGCTAATCTCCACCAATCTATTGAACCTATATGATCCGAATTTCCAACATCACCATTTTTGGTAAAGAGATAAATAGCCATTTCCTCGCCTAATGGCATATCAGCAGCCGCATACAATATAGTATCGGTTGTTGGAACACCATCTACATACGGAGTAACAGTTGTACCATCACCATAAAGACCAAGTTTGTTAAATGCACCCGAAGTTGGTACAGCAATACCGACAGCCTTTTCGACTACTTCACCAGTACCATCACCATGAATAAGGTCAATGGCATTACCATCATCAAGTTTCTGTAAAAAGCCAAGGACATCTTTACCAGTAACAAACTCACCAGTATCTACATCAAGTGAATCAGCCGCACAAAGCCCTTCCTCTGCAAGACCGACGAAAAATGCAAGTTCATTATCAGCTACAGTGTCTCTTGACACACGAGCTTCAAACCAAAACTTTTTATTCGCTGTTAGCTTCATCACGCCGCCATTATGACCATACGCCATCGCAGAATCATCATTATCAGTGTCACTATCTATAACTTGAAGCACACCGCGATGATCAGTAATAAGACCTCTATGAAGTACACCAGTATCACCAAAAAAGGCCAAACCACTATTATAATTTACAGCACCCGCTGCACCAAAGACGTCACCCTTAAAGTCCTCAAAATAATGTGAACCTAATTCCGGGTTTGCTACGTAATCCAGCACAGGGCAATTAGCCCATATTGCAGGACTCGGACCACGACCACTTGTAGTTCCATACTGATCAGGTAGATACCTTATAGTATCAAAATTACAAGAAATTGCTGTACCCCCATTAATGAAAAGTACATCATTTCTACCAGAACCATCTATATGAACAAACCTACAGCCAGGTACAAATCCACCCGTACCATCAACTGGCACTTCCTTACCATAAGCCTCAAGTATTCCATCACTTGATTTTCTTAATATTTGCGGCGAAACCGTAGCCGCAGGAAACAATAAATTTTGTACTGTTTGCCATGTAAGAGACATAATTTACCCCTTTCCGGTTCAAGGACATTCCGGGAAGAACGTCCCACCAATTCTTACATTTCTAGTTTAAGCTTCTTGGACCGTCCCACTAATATCAGAATATGGGGGATTAATCCAACTACGTCCACTTCGCCTCAAACCGCCACGTCCCATTTTACCGAGTGTTCTCGGTGCTGAACGTTTATCAGCAGCATGAGCAAGTGGTAAGTCTACTTTATAAAATTTCTCCACATAACCAGCTTGTACATCATCAAACTCCATTTCAGTCTGTGCTTTACATGCTGAAAGAACCACATCATCAAAGAGCAATCCCGCCGGATGTTTATTATAAGCAGGTTCAACATAATATGCAGTAGTAGCACCTGGATCAGTGCCAGCAGCAGCACCACTTCGTTCAAGCCAGTCTGCCACATCAAATTTTCCACTAGACCCGGTATAGTCCGTCACTGGAGCATAACTAAATGCACCTGTTCCGTCTATTAATCTAATTGTCCACCCATTAAAATAATCATCAGGATAAAGATTAGCTAAATCTGCATCAGTAATTGAAGTAGTATCACCTGCATTTCCAATCCCGCACTCCATTAACAATTCATCGAACCCTACTTCATAAGGAAACAAAATCGTATCAGTTGCCGTTGGTGAAGGATCAAGAATTATCTCCCACCGTCTTTGATTCCGATACCGCCTAACAGCAGCAACCAACGGATAACCCGTGTTTACAGTTATCTCGCGTCTGGCTCGGATTTCTGCTTCGTTTCTCCATTCAAGAAGGTGTCCTCTACTAGAACTTTTTGCAAAAGTAAGTTTGCCCATAATAGATCCAAAATCTTCAGAAAGCAAATACCGAGCTTTGTCACCTTCTACTGTTTGAACATCTGTAATAGCATAACTATCGCTTGCTGATGGAGTTGAAGTGCTAGACGCACCATCAAAGTCTAACCACCCTGCTACTGTTACTGTCCCACCCGAAGCAGTATAATCCGTTATTAGAGCGTAGATTCCAGCGGTAATATCATATACATAGTAACCATTTATATCATCATCAGTATCATATATGCTTTCAAGTGCATCATCTACCAACGTAGTAGAATTGCCACTATCAACTGTTCCAGTAGTTTCTACCGAGCCAAATGTCACTGACATTATACGCTTTTTCCATCTCCACCCATTCTCAGGAGCATTGGCAATAAACATTCTAACAGCACTATTTACTACTCGTTTACATTTATCAAAATTATAAATGTCAACAGGAATTATGGCCCGTTGATCGCCACTAGCACCGTAGTATGCAACTCCGGCGAGTTCAGCAGTTCGCAAGATTAAATCATAAAAAGTTAATATTGAAGTTGGCTCTGCCATCTTACTTACCTTCCAATAAATCCCATGCTTGAACAATTACAAGTGGTCCATAGGCTATACCAATACATTCTTTAAGTAGTGCGAGTTCCTCAATAGAAAGTTCTGCTTCATCAAGCGGCCAAAGTTTCATAGCTAGTTTGCCTTTTTCATATTTCTGATCTGAGCCATCTGGTTGTTTAGGACTAGTCATTAAGGCATTAGCACAGATCTTACCAAGAGTTATTGGCGTTTCCTTAAATTTTGGTTGCCCTTTATCATCCACTTCTTTAGTTTTAACCCTCTCTACAAGCTCCTCCCCTTCCATATCAACTAAAACATGATCTAATCTTACCTTCATAATGTTCCTTTCAAAAAGGCCATCCTAGGTAGTATATATACTACCTAGGATGGCTATTACGATTAATACTCCTGAGCTACACGAACCCAGTCGACCAGTAAATGATCACCATCTGCTCCAGCAGCACCGCTTGTTAAAGCAATCATAACATCCATATTAGTATTACTCGGAAAATTAGCCGAAGTAATATCTATTGCATAGGCGTCACCAAGGTCAACACCGTCTTTATAGACACGGAGTTTATCAGTATCTACATCAAGACGGAAACCAACGCGAACATAAGCAGCAGCAGTAAGAGTAATCTGACCTGTATCAGATTGTGCTACTCCTGCTGAAGCTTCATTATGAATAATGGTAAGGTCATTACCATCAGCTTCGGCTACAAAGAAACCAACATAATCAACATCAACTGGTGCGGTGGGTGCGGTAGCCATAGGTGTAGCAGAACCTAATTTACCGGGTTCCATTAATCCAATGAAGAAAGCCAAATCAGTATCAGTAATTGTACTAACCTGAAATCTAACTTCAAACCAGAGCCTTTTTCTCTCACCCTTTAACGGACTTCTGATAATACCAGTTAAATTATCACCAGTAGTAATACCACTAGTATCATCATCAGTACCATCCTGGTCGATCCTCAAAGCACCAACATCATCGGCAGTAAGAAGAAAGTCCGTTATATCACCATCACTGTAGGTATACCAGTTCATATCACCGGCAATAGCTAACAGTAAAGATGTTGCCACTTTTTCCTTTGAAGAATTTTTAAAATCATCAAAAAGATGAATACCGCTTGCCGGTTCAGCTAAAAAGGTTAGCACCGGGCAATCAGCCCAAATCTTCGGACTTGGCATACGAGCCACAACGTCTTCTGCTCTTGCATATCTTACAACACTCATTTTATTCTCCTAAAATTTCTTCAACGTTATATATACGATCAATGCTGTTGTGTTATCAACGATTAACTTGTAAGGGCTTTATGCAAAACGAAGCCCGCTTCACGAACATTAAGACATAAATTCTGATGCTGTCCATCAAGGTAAACTGTGAACGTAGTATGCTGCGTTCTATCTGTCATAGGTTCAGATTCTATCATCCAATATCCATCATGTACATATGGAATGAACTTCTCAAAATTAATACAATAAATCGAATCTGGACTATCACCAGTTTCAGGATCAGTTTGTGTATTCAAATCCGGGATTGGAACCACAGGCAGACGATTGACATACACCAAACCTGTGTCGTCCATCTTAATGTTACCCAAAACTTCCTTGCCAGTATGCTTATCATCCTTGGCATCCGCTAGATCCTGAAGATCCACTACATTATCAAACGTGGTATAAATACGTTTTGCAGCGGCCCTGCTCTGTGAAGGATCATTTACAATCATCGGAGCTTTAAAATTAGTATACAGAAACGCCAATCTAAAAGTACGAAGCATAGCGTTATTAACTTCTGTATACAAAGCCGCATAATTTCGCCAAAGCGACTGAGCAGCAGAATCAATACCAGCACAGGTTGTGTTGGTATTACCATCCTGATAACGAATCGTTTGACCAACAAAACCATCAGTCGTACTATCCGCGTTCATCCAGCGAATATAATACGGTACACCATTCGGGTACAGATCGTCAGTTGTAGTCGCAGGTGTTTTCCACGCACGATCTTCAATCAACTTTGCTAAGGACCACAGACCATCAACCCTGCGAACTTTCATTAGGCTAATAAAACCTTTAGCCGAATTCTTATTACGCAGAATCTCTACTTTGTCCCAAGAGTAATTTGTACTAAGCTGACACCAAGGGACACGAATTCGATACATCACATCGCCAACCGCAGGTTCATCAGTCTCATACATCCTGCGATACTTGGCATTACCAGTTGGATTCAGCATAACCTGACGCTGAATCTGTTCACCGCCGTCAATGACCATACGCTCTGTTTGATATATACGACAGAATTCATAATCCTGTCTGTCCCAAGTAACCTCAAAATACTGCTTGGGTAGATCATCAAGTGTTAACATGATCAAGTCGGCTAATTGAGCATTTTTAACAGCCATCTTTTACCATCCTATTCTACGTGACCCCCGAAAACTTTTTTAAGACGCTTGGCAGCATTGCCAAGTGCCGTTTTTTCAGATTTCTGTACGGAGGTCGTATCATCCTGGGTTTTCCTCCCCGTTGATTTTACAGTAATTCCTTTACTGCGTTTTTTAGCTTTATCCTTCAACTCATTTCGGATTACAGTCTCTCGAACACTATCACTAGCTGCTAAATGTGCCCGGCGTAGTGCCTCACTACGATCCATCTCCCTTCCTGCTAACTTTGCACCAGCACTAATTTGATCGGCCATCACGATAACCTGATGTCGGTTTCGCATCTGCTCGCCTGTTAGCACCTGATCCCAATACTTATCCTTTTCTGACTTTCCATAGAACTCACCAAACGCTTCAAGACCTTTATCATCGAAGAAACCATTAATATCATTCCATATCCTGGTATCTTCATCTGACAATCCTGTTTGTGCAATCTGCGTTTGCGACTTTTTAAGCTCAGTAAATTGCTCGTGCAATGTTCTGTTTTGCTCATTTGCCGCTTTAAGCAAGGCTACAACAGCAGGTTCATCCTTAAACTGTTCTGCAACTGCATCTATATCCATGCCTTTGAATTTGTTTGCTTCGGCATCCTTCTTTGCTTGTTCGGCAGCTTCAGCTTCTTGTAACTGTTTCTGATTCGCTCGACCAAGCTCAACAAATTCGTTAGTTGCAACATTTGTAGAATCATAGATCTTCTTGAAGGTTTTTAGAGCCAATTCTGGATTAGTCTTAAAGAATCCCTGGATTTCTTCAGATGTCCAATCAGAATGAACAGCGGCTCGATAATAGTTTTCTGGTAATGTTACTTCATCTTCTTTCCCTTTCTTATCATCATCCTCGTCTTTATCTAGATTTTCATCTAGATCTTCATCCTCAGTATCCTTAATATCCTCTATACCTAATGCTACTTCATCATCTGTTACATCCCTTTCCTTTTCCTCCTTCTGAGGAATATCAAGTAAATCTTCTTCAGTTGTATCAGGAACCTTGTCAAGATGTCCCTGAATCTTAGCCAACAATTCGGGGCTTGCTTCCTCGTCTACTTCTCGTTTATTTACATCTGGCATATTGTTTTATCCTCTCTATCTCGTAGCCCACTACAAGTGGGGGTAAGTTGATTTTCAGATAATTTTACCTTTTCTTTTTCGTTTACCCGGATGTTTTATAAATCCAGTCTGTTTCAAATAAGCCTCGTGTTTCTGAAAATTATCAAGCACCGGCCTGCATTGTTCATCCAGCTTTATATCTGGGAACAATTTCTGATGTTCCGCAACCTGTGTCGGACTTATCGCAAGTGAATCTGAATGAACAGGCCGCTTGTAATCTCCACTCGCAAAGAAATCCTCGGCCTGAAAATTACGCCGCATATTTCTGTTACCACAAACACAACTCCAAGGGTCATTAGATTCAACCATTGGCCTAATTACTTCTATTTTAATACCACATTTTGAACAAACAAAACAGTATCTAGGCATCAATATCCTCCAACAGTACGAGCACTCTGTGAAATTCCAGCACTTTCCTGGGCCTTACCTCTACTCTCTTGCTTCGGTGTCTGCACATTCCGTGACATTGGGAACCCACCTTGAGTCGAAACTGCTCGTGGATTCATCGCGTTTGCTTTCCCCTGATCCTGTGGTCCCATTTCCAACATTTTCTCTAGTCTCTGTTGAAATTCGGGATCATTAAACATCTCAACTGTAATATCACTAATATCTAATTCTTCAGCGATCATTGTCGCGGCTCTTTTTATATTAAACTCAATACCCATTTGTGTAAGAACCTGGGCCGTCATAGCAAGAGATGGAAGAACATTCTGAGCATATTCGATAATCCGTTTCGATCTTATCTGTGGATCTAATGTTGTCATTGAACGTTGCCGTATTTTAAAACCCGCATACTGCATAAAATCAGGCTCTTGCTGTTCAGGCGTAAGCCACAACTGAACCTGTTCACCACCTATAGACCGCTTCGTATGCGGCACACTAATAAATGGATCGGTATGCAAATACCAAGCCTGTTTTTTACTCACTTCACTTGTTTCATCATAAATGATACTACGCATATCATTCAGCGTAATACTCGAATTCGCTTGCATGATCTCTGACTGTGTAGCAGTTTTAGCCTGTTGTCGAATACCCGCCATCTGATCAGGATTACCAGCGATATAGTTATACCATGTCTGTAGTTGCATGGTCATTTCAACATTATCCTGATTCTGACCACCAAGTGAAATTGTATTTATTCCAGCAGGATTAGTACAAGCAACAGTATGCAGATTTGGTGCATCTATTATATCCTGTACCGCGTCTGCATTTACCGGATCATAAAGTATTACATCTTTTTGTGCATCAACCTGTTCCATTAATTTCTTGAACACTCGGTTCGACATATCATGGAGATCATACCAAATCGAAACAGGAGCAACTGGCAACGGATTATTCGGTACGGGCGGTGTCAATGCTAAGAAATTATATGGCCCATCTTTCGGGCCATAAAATTCTTTCACACCAATGAAATCCTCAAAAGTAGAAATATGAGGATCGGGCATATAAATTATTGCATTTGCCGCTGGCATCCATACCTTAACGACTTCCACAAAATCCTCAATGTCCTGCATTTCATAGTTATTAATATTGCGTTTACTAAGTTCCTCTATTCTTTTAGTTACATCTGCTGGTTTTTCTATCAAAGCTTTCGGCAACCGTTCAATTAATTCAGAATCCAAACCTTCAATCTCATGCAGTTTTGCTCGCGGCACTCGCACGATATGCCCAAGGAACAACACCTCGTCAAGTGCAGTACAATTCGGGTCCATTGTGAAATCATCAAGATCAATATTCTGAGTAAAAACCTGTCCGGGATCTATATCAACATCACCGAAGCTGATCAAGTTATCAGAAGAAGCCAGACCAGTCTCTAATATGCCTATCGCAAAAATTGCGTTTACAATCCACGCACGAAGTTCTTTTTTTAATTTAATCTGTTTTTGAAGATTATCAAGAGCATATCCTAATAACTCCGCGTAATCCTTGTGAACCAGAACCTCAGTAGTTATATCATTCACAGGTGACTTCATAACAAGATTAGGAACATAGGCTCTTATGGTACTAAAAAGCAAATTTACCGGAGTATCTCCAGTAAGTCCCTTCGTTTCTCTGAAATATTGACCACAATATTCCTTGATAAAAAGGCCACGCATATTCCTATAAGTCTTAATGCGATCAAAGCCTTTTTTCACAGCTTCCTGCAATTTTCTAGGATCTGCATTAATTATCATCTTCTTTATCCCTACCGTCAATAACTTGATCTAACATAAAATAATCATTTGGACAATAAGCCTCTGGGATTTCAAAAAATCCATGTTCATTTGTTCTTATTTCATATACAACTTCAAAATCACACCCCAAGCATCTTGATCTAACTCGTACTGAAATCAAATTTCTTCCTCCATCCAGTAGACTTTTTATTCTTTCTCATAAACCCTTGCTTTCTATATGCAAAACTACCTGCCGGAGCAACTGGGCCGCTATGCTTTGTCTTAGGCACTTGATCATCCTCAAGTGTCAAAGCATCGGCCATTACCACATCACCATGTAACAACCTGGCAGATTTACTTTCAAATACTAATTCAGCTGGCCCACATCCACCACCAGGATAATGAATATATAATTTCATTTGTTCCAATCCTTTTTTGTCGTGGTTGATGTACCCTCCATGTGCTAACTTCTTATTATAAAGACCAAGCAATTCACTTTTTGTTTCAGTCGAATTATGCCAGCCGTATTTCTTTTCACCTTTTTTCGATATGCCGGGGCCAGTAGTTCCAGTTTTTAATACAGTATAATAATACGGATAATGATAGTTCTTTACCAGGATTCTGCCTAAATCCCAACCTGGACCATTTTTTTCCCACTTTAAAAATGGGAGCTTTCTCGGATTACTCCCGCCACACCACAGGGCTAAAGCAACAACCACTCTGGCGAATTCGTAAGGGGGTGTGTTTGCACAAGACCAGCAAGCAATTTTTTCTCCAGTTTCTT